CTATTCTTCTTCGGCATCGAACGGACCCTCCCAAACAGGGGTAGTTAGTTCATTCGTGTCACCCTCTACATACATTCCAAAGTTTTGGGCAAACGAGGTGAAAACCGTAGGGATTGAATGTCCATTCGATGAGAATGTTCGATCACAGCATGCAACCAATTGGTGGCGTATATCAGGAGTGAGTTCGGCATCCGATGCAACATGGTGAAACACAAAATCATCAATTGCTGGTCGGAAAGGTTCGATGAGATCGTCAACTAGTGCAAACGGATTGCCACGACCCCGGTGGAACACCCCTAATGTGCCACTGAGACCCGCAGAAGCGATAGCCCGAATACCATGACCACGCAAAATCGTATATGCATAATCCAGTGCCGAATTCCACCCTTGAGTGGCAGAACCAGGATCGCGGGCAAAATCGGCCATTCGGGCAAAAGACGACCAATATAGTCGCGCCGCTAAAGCCTCCTTGTTATCGGGGTCGCCTGATCGGACAGCTTTAGCAATGTTCCGAAGCGATTTAGCCTTTACTGCTTGTGAAAAACCCAAAAGTGTATTGGCCTGACCAAGGATTTTAGCCCGGACAATCCGTGCCCACGCATTTTTTCGCCGAGGCAAACTTGTCGCTGCTTGTGCCTGCTGCCTCGCCCCAATCCGAGTATGCTCCCGCCATGGCATTGCCCCTGCTACCGGCACTTTACGCCAATCACAGACAAGTAGGGCGACATCATATTCAGAAAGCTTACTTAACAATGCACCACTCACCGTGACAGAGCCACCAATAATGACAACGGCGGCATGAGCGAGAGGCACATCTACTTCGGAACCATCCTCATATTTATTGACATGGACATTTCCCCGCTTATATGTCAGCGATCCTTTAAAATCACTGAAATCGAGGACCTGCCAACCACTGTCACTCATTTCTTCATTTCACTTCCCAACATATTGGTAGATGAGCTGCGCTATAAAGTCGAGGCCGACCAAGCGCATCTCGACGGATAATTGTCACACGAGCACCATTGAACAGGCTGTTAATGCTGATTCGCCAACCGCGTTTTTCGACTATCTCCCGGATGTCTTTCTCCACATCGGAAGGCAGACCTTCTGCACTGAGCTGTAGCGGTCGGAGTAGAATTTTTGATTCCGAATCCGTACCTGCAAATCGCCATCGTTTTGTTGCGCCATAGTGCTCTTGCAGCTTTGCGATAGGTTTTTCGGTAGAAGCAGAAGAAGCTCTAATCAATAACTCATCATCATTAACAAGCCATCCCAGATATTCCGCAGTTCCATTTGCCAGTGCCTCACGTAATTTTGGCAAGCACTTGCGAACACTAATGGTTTGTGGCTTGAGCTCCACTGTAAACAGGTCCTCTTTGCGGAATTTGAGCAGATCAATCGTATAGACCCGCATAAGGAAATAATTGTATTTTTTTCCGCTGGGAACCCGGAATAACCGTACATGGTGGTAATTACCTCCCAGCTTGGCAAACCCATCCCGGATAGGAACAGACGCAGCGGCCACAGGGAACACCGTGATCTCATCGGAAGCCGTAAGATGTGTTCCATGAATCCGAATCGTTCGATTTGGGTTTTCCGGCAAACCAGTCTTGGGATCGAAATCAGGGTCACGGGTCAACGCGCACCATAGGGCTTCGCTGGATGCCCGATCAATATCTGTAGTAGAGATTGCGTCACCCACCTTGATCCGAGTCAACTTGCCAATCGTGTCTTCATGTGCCGCACCATTGCCAAGCCGCAGACGCAGGTTATGCATAACAACAATGCGATCTTGTACGAGTGCATTATTCAATAGTTCTGCTAAGGCCTGCATGCGGTACTTCCACTTGGTCCACTCAACCTGATGCACATGATCCGAGCCAGTAAATTCCCGCCATTGGGGCGCTTTGCGACGCAGCTCCTGGTCGAATTTCATATTCGACCGTAGCGCTAATGTCTCGGCAACATAATTCGACGTGAACGCAACAACTGCGGCATCTACCGCGTGATGCCGGCGATCCAACCGCGATTTACCCTTACCATCGACGAATTCCAATTTGCCGGAAATACCCGAGGCCCTTCGTGCCTCAGCCGTCAAAGTACCCTTATACACCCGGACTTTTGTGTCACCATCCTTGAACTTTTGCGCAATCCGGGAGCGGAGCTCATTCGCCATCCACGCCACGGATTCCAAGGAACGAGCATCAATCGGCTCGTCGGTAGCCTTACGCTGTAGCCGATCGCACACTTGCTTACGAAACTTCTTAAATTCAGATTCACGCAGGCCAGAATCCGTAACCCAGTGGCGAGTTTGCTCGACTGCATTTTGAACAGAGACGCCCGGTCGAGAGGTATTTTCTGCCCACACCGCAAATGCGATATTAGACTTTGAACTGTTGCATTCGTGGCATATTGCGACGAGATTATCCCTGGTATTGGTGGAACCTTCACCCGCTTGTGGGACGATGTGGTCCATTTCGGAATTCTTAAAGCTAATCTGTGCTTCGCAGTATGCGCATTTACCATTCTGCCGTTGGATTGATTGAAACCGCCAGACATCTGCACGGCTTGGTCGGCCCTCGATGCCTAATTTTTCCTGCATCTCGGCCACTACTTTTACATTCCGCTTTGCACGCTGTTGATTGTCCCGGTCAAGTTCCCGCGCACTTGATTCGCTCATGAAAGCGTCCCGTACATGCTCAATATTGACAGACTTCGGGGCACCCCACTGGCGTTCCGCCGCGTTCAACCACCGGGCCGTTGCCTTCAGCACCCGATCAACCGCTGGATTCCCCACCCGCTCGCCGATTTCCGGTGCTGGCGGTGCCCAATCATTCGGAATCTTAAACTCCGCCTGTCGTGCCTCATACAAATCCATGCCCTCGCCAATCATGCGCTTGGTGAGGCGATCAAGAGTGTCCTCGCTATAGGCGGCCCGACCAATGGGGAGATGGAGTCCGTCAAGCTTCTCCTGATCTTCGTCAGAAATGCCGAAAAAGAACTCCTGCACCTGGGCGCCGGCCTGGGAATCAAAATCATCCACCTCGGCATTCGACAACGCCTTCACCATGGCTGCTCGGGCATCGGTGTCGGCAGACTTCCACCATGCGGCAAGCGGCTTGATCTTTGTGCTTTCCATCAAGCGATTGGTTTCGTGAACCGGTGGCTTGGCCCCGGCGCGTTCACCATCATCTGTCATGATTGCAGTACCCACCAGGTTGCCGCGGTCGATCTTGAGTTGTTCCGCAACCAGCTGCCACGTGGGCTCTTGCTTAGCAGGTAGGCTCCGCAGGTAATCGAAAATCAGCCTGGTTTCCTCGGCGGTGAGACGTCGATTCTCCTTGCCGCCGCGGATCCGTAGGTTCCCGATGAGCGCTGCGATACGATACTGCTGGAACGCATCCGATGCCTTCAGTGCGCGCTTCTTCGTGGGTTGCAGGGGATCCTTACCCACTCGCTCTGCGGCTGAACCCTTCGGGGACTCGGCCGCAAACACGTGGTCAATGATCTGCTTCACCAGCTCGTTGGAAAGACCTTGAACCTTGGCAATGGCGTGAATCTCGTTGGCATTGTCACTTTGTCGTGGCCTGGCCGCTAACAGGCTATCTTCACCACGAAGCCTTGTCTTGCCCAGATTCATGCTGGCTATTAATTGGCCCGCTGTGGTGGTTGGCGGGATGGGGCGCCCCAATTCCGTTGCGCACTGTTCCTGAATGCTCATCAAGGCATCCGATGGTTCCGTCACGGTATACAGGGCAGTGACCTTGCTGTAGGGATTGCGCCACCCCCGGTGGCGGGCGATATGACGCAGGGCAATGGACAACTTTTCGCCCAACTCTTGCTTATCAGTGATAGGGGTGGTGGCCAACTCGGCCCGCACCCGCCATGGATAAAACGGGTCCTCGTACTCCTCAAACTCCTTGAGTGGCCACCCCTGGGAGCTAATAAACTTGTCGAGCTTGGCAAGACGCTTACGCTTCCGCCGATAAAGCCGCCGGGTTCGCCGGGCCACACCCGAGGTCGCTAGTCGAGTGGCGGCGGATTTTGCGCTGTCCGGGTCGACGCCCGAGTCGTGGATGAGGGAGATAGCGCTGAGGATTTCCGTGGGTTTTCCATCGTCATCAATGGCGATGGCCGCCATGCCAATGGAATAAGACCCAACGTCGATTCCCACCCGGTAGTTTACGTTTGCCGAGGTCAAGGCGAATCCTTTCGTAAAAAGAAAGCCGACGGAGGTAAGTCCGTCGGCTGGAGCATTCTGCGCCGGAAACTAGCCGACACTTACTGAGGTTCAACTCTGCAAGCAATGATAAAAGGAAAAATCTTGATTCGCAAGGCTTATTTAGAAAATCGCAAATAGGGGGTAATTGAGGGGGTAAATTACTGTGCAAATAACTATACAAAGTGGCGGGAGTGACAAGGCTTCATATGGATAGAAGTTCTTCTTTAGGTAAAATCCCAGTTAATGAAGCTTATTCAGCGTCCTCAAACATGACTAGCCTCTGTAAGTAAGAAAAACCAAGCTAGATAGTGTGTTCTCTCTGATTTCCTACCTGTTGGTGTAGATGGGTTTTTCCAGCGGCTGAATAAGCTTCAATATTGACATTTCCACTATTTGGTTGGGAAAATTGTCCTAGATTTGTTGAGCAATTTATTCGTACCATTTTTGCTACATATTTGGTTATTTATAAATTATTCATCTTATTTTTCCGCACTTTAGAGCGTCGTAAAGCTGCTATATGGCTATCTTGCTAACCATATTTTGGTGTGACAATTCGTCATTATTACCGCGATTGAGTGCTACTCAACACCAAGGTGTCGTGGGAGATACTTGCCCAGAGCCCCCAATTTGGGTGTGTCAATCAGTATTATGGGGCGCAACTACCACCCCAAAATAGTAAATATGCTGGGGTTTTGCATAATTGGAGGAAATGCGATGGCAACCGTACTAGATTACAGCGCCGGGGTTCCCCAGGCTGCCGCCGTCCGTGACGCCGGATACGACGGCGCAGTGAGATATATCAGCCCGCCGCGCGCGGATTGGATGCGCGGAAAACCTATCCAACGTGCCGAAATCGATGACTTTCACGTTCATGGCCTCGACATGGCTTTCGTCTGGCAATACGGAAAAGAGGCCGATTCCGACGTCATGCGTGGCTGCGACGGTGGGTTAGCCGACGCCCGCGCCGCCAAACAAAAACTTGATGAACTTGGTTGTAGCAGTCACCCGGTGTTTTTTGCCGTGGATTTCGCTATCACGCTCGAACAGTGGAACGTGACGGCGGTCGAATATTTTCGGGCCTGTTGCGAAATCCTGGGGCGCGAAAGAGTCGGGATCTACGGTCACTCTCGCGTGATTAGCTGGGCGGTCGAGGACGGCGTGATTGCCAACTTGGGCGGTGGGAAACATCTGGCGTGGCAGACAATCGCCTGGTCATGGGGCGAATTGTCTAGCGAGGCGGTCCTGTTTCAGCGGGCAGGCCAGGTCACCGTCGACGGTATCGAATGCGACGTTAATGACGTCTGGCACCCTTACTGGGGCCAAAAACCCGTGTCCGAAGTTGCGCCGCAACCGCAGTCGCAGCCCGAGACGTCCGGGCCGATCGTAGTGCGCTACGACGCCGACTTCACCGCGGACATGCCGGGTGTGGGCTACCGGTCGGTTGACAGTATCCAGTCGATTTGCGTCCATACCGTGGAATGCCCGCCAGAACGAGACGGCATTGCCGTGGCCCAATGGCAAACAAACCCCGCCAATGGGTCAAGCTATAACGTGCTCGCCGGCGCCGACGGCATTTTAATTTTGTGCAATACAGATGATTTTATGCCGTACGCGGCCGGCCCTACAGGTAATGCTCGCTGTCTCCACATCAGCCTCACCGGTTACGCGCGAATGAGCCGTGAGGATTGGCTTGACGACGATGCAAAGCTGCGGCGGACCGCTGAACAGATTGCCAGCTGGTCGCAACTGTACGATATTCCCCTGGAATTTATCGACGCCGACCGGCTGCGTGCTGGTGCCCGCGGCGTGCACGGGCATGCTGAAATCTCCGAGGCCTGGCGCGAAGTCAACCACACCGATCCCGGCCCCGGATTCCCCTACGACGTGGTGCTCGGCTACGCCCAGGAACTCCGTAACACCCGCCAACCCAATAACCCCACCCCAACACCCACCCCGGAAACCCCGGAGCAAGGAGAAGAACGGATCATGATTCGCTGGATTTTAGACCAACTTGTCGGCCCCGAATGGGACACCAAGGGGCCACGGTTCACCGGGTGGAAAGCCACGGAAGGCAAAACTTTTGTCGACTTCGTTGCCGGCAAGATTCGGCTGATCCCCGAAATTGCCCGGACGGTAGCGACCCTGCCAGAGCGGTTGGACCGGATCGAGAAGATGCTGACGGAGCTTCAGAAACAAAAATAGCTGCCGCGGTGGTGGGGGACCGGCGGCCCGAACTTGGCGGTGCGTCTGGTCGGCCCGGCGAGTGGCGGGCGGTTCCGGTAGAGTATCGAAAAACAGTTCGCTTCTGCGGGCCTTGGAACTACCAAAACCGTCACGAACAAAAATTCGAATTCCTGCGAATTCGGTGCCTGCATAACACCCACCAGTTTCACAAACGTAAAACCCCACCGACTCGGCAAAACGCCTGGCAGTGGGGTTTCAAACGTGCCTCCAGCAGGATTCGAACCCGCGACCAAAAACCCCACAACCAGCAAAAACACCAACAACACCCCTAGGCGCCACGACAATCCCACGACGCCTGCAAAACCCCATCCATAGCACGCGCAACCTCATCCAAATCACCATCAAAAAGATCCGCATAAACATCCAACGTCATCGCCGCCGACGCATGCCCCAACTGGCGCTGCACAACCTTCACACTCGCCCCAGACGCCACCATCAACCCCGCCGCCACATGCCGCAAACCATGCGGCGTCACCCACGGAAAATCCGCATCAGCACCCATAGCACGCTGCACCGCACCATAAAACCACCCATCATAACCAGGCACCCTCATAAACCCACCATCCGACTCCCTAGGCCACAACAGCGCATCCCTAGCCTTCCCCTCCATCAACGGCACCAGCATCTGCATCACCCTACGCGGCACCGCCACCGTCCGCCGCTCATGATTCTTCGGCGTCCCCACATGCACCTCATACCCCACCGTCACCGCATTACGAGTAATACTAAGCCGACCCCTCGCCTCATTCACATCACACACCCGAAGCGCCACCGCCTCACCCCACCGCAAACCAGTCGTCGCCAACACCCACACAAGCTCCTGATAACGACTACACTGATCCACTAAAAACTGCACCTGGCTCGCCGTCAAATACACCTTCTTCGACTTAGCACGCCGCGGCAACCGCACACCCCGCGCCGGGTTCGCTCTCAGCAACCCGTCCAGCACCGCTAAATCCAACACCTGGGCCAGGCACGCATGAGCATGCCGCACCGTCGCAGCCGCACGATCAATGCCAGCCACCCATTCCTGAACATCACTAGGTCTCACCCCCATAATCGACACCTCACCCCACCGAGGCCGCACATGCACCCGCCATGATTGCTCGGTCGTCCGCATAGTTGATGGCTTCAGGTGGGTTTGCATAGCAAGCCACCGATCCCCCAATTCACCCACCGTGATAGCTGTTTTCTTCGGCGCCACCCACTGCCCAGCATGAATATCCGTGGCGTTCTTAGCCGACCAAGCCTCCGCCTCCGCCTTAGTGCGGAAACCCTGCTTTGTGCGGCCCCGCCCATCAGGCGACCGGTACTGCACCCGCCACGCATACCCCCGGGTGGTCTTGTATTTACGAATCGATGCCATTCTTTGTTCCCCTTTTGCTCCTTGTTCCTGAAAACGGCCCCCACCAAATCAGCAAGGGCCACAAAAATTTACAGGCCAATTACCGGCCCAACATTGTCCACACTAGTGTCCACCAATCACCACAGGTCAACCCGTAAAAACAGGGCAAACTGCCGCATTGATGTCCGCCATCTTGTCCATTTAATACTCACTTAACGTCGCGTCCACCATCGCATTATCCTCATCAATAGGGGTCACTGTGCAAGTCCAATTCGTCCGCAACGTTGCGCCGAAAGCATTCTGGGCATCCACATGCCCGTGAATCATCCAATCCTTATGGTCAGCGCTCTGCACCGCAATGAAATCGAAAAGCCCCTCAAACTTCGCAGTAGACGGCGATTTTAACTGCTGCTTAATCCGATCATGACACAAATAACGAGCCCGGTTATCACTCCACCCCATGATCCGATCAGCATTATAAGGCTCACTACTCGGACTACTGTATTCCGGCGAAAGCGTCGAAATAACATTACTATACGACGTTGGATAGGCAATAGCCTTTTCGCCAATCCCCAGTGTCCGCCCCCAATTGCCTTGGCCCCAAAGTGCAAGCCCACATAAAACAACACCAATAATGATTGCTAAATTACGCAGTGTAGAACCATTAATACCATCATTATTCTTGGTTTCATTACCGCCCTTAACGCTTTCCGCACCAGCAGTTGGCTTCACCGCTGCCGTATGCGCTACCGTGCCGGACGGTACCTTAGCCGGTTGAATCTTGCTTAGTGCTGCTGGTCGGGCATACGCAGAAGGAGCAGGCTTCGATGGCTTCGGCGGGGTAATGACTTTACCTTTCCTGTCCCCCTGATAAGCGTTAGGCACGCTATACGAAGACGCTTTAGGCACTAACTGTACGTTAGGCGGAATCGCCGTGTCAGTAGCAAGAAGATACAAGTGCAAGTTAATGAACCCATACTCATCACGCCTATATCTACCTTGAACAATGGCCGTTTTCCCACTAGCCGCAATCCGATTAATAAACGGCAAATACGTTGCCGTACGACTTCGAGAAATATATCCAACGGTTTGCCCTCCGTACCGGATGCTAATGGCATTAGGATCATACGGATTATCCGGCTCCGGTACCACCTCGAACAACGTAGCGGTCTCAGGAACCCGAATATTTTCATAAAACTCGGTTCCAACAGCTTTCACAGTCGGACGCTGCGAAGCCTGAAGAAGTATGGGCTCCATGGTCGCTAGCTCACACCCACCTTCGCGGCTAGGGTTTCAATGCTTTGCGTGATACTCACAGGGTGTCCTTTGCAAATAGTGGAGATCAATGCTTGGGATAAGAGTCAGGGTCAGCTGAGGCTGAGGCCGCATGCGCTCACATGCCGGGTACGACCTACGCGGTAAAGGCGCTCCCAGGTGCGCAGCAGGTGCACGGTCACACCCAACTCTGCGGCCATGGCCACGGGCTCGGAATCGCATTCCCACGCGGCTTCTTCTACCAGGCCATCATCTAGCAGCTGGTTAGCGGCCCACTCGTCGGCTTCGCGTTCATTATCCGGTGTGGAGCAGTCATGATTGTGATACGCATGCCCTAACTCGTGGGCAACAGCGCACACCCGAGTTATCGGGTCCAACCCATGCCGGGCATAGATCGTGCGAGTCAGGGGATGCCAGCACGCATTCATGCGTGGGGTAAGCGCCCCCGTCTCGACAAGACGAACATCAAACTGATGCAATAAATGTTCCAGCCGTTGTTCAGCATCATTCATGATTGGCTCCTCAAACTGATAACTGACTTAAACAATTATGAAACAAAACCATGCCAGAAGCAATAAATTTTGGCGAAAAAATATGTGTAATAAATCTCAAAACCCTGATAAGCTTTGCACGCAAAGAGCAACTCCCTCCATTGGCTGGGGTTGCTGGGGTTCAACTCTGAAAACCTCTGATACGCTTGTTACAGCCCTGAAAACAGGGTTTAAGCAGGCAGTATCGGGGGTTTTTGCTTTGAAAAAAATTGCAGCCCCATCCTGAAAACTTCTTTTATGTGAAATGCTCCTCGATAGGTGGTGTCGCCTCCTGCGCAGCTACCCGCTCCACTCCTGCGTTAATCCGGGCGACGATGGCATCATCATCAAAATCATCAGCAGCGTCAATCGGAGTTTTGCATGGGTCGCTGTGAATGTCGATTGGTTTATCTTCTTCCAGCAGCCTTAGCCGCAGTAGAAGCTCTTCGGTTAGCTCGGCGTCGGTGGCTTCCTTAAGCGTTGTCCCGCCTGTATCAACTTCTCGAAGATCAGCTTCTTCCTCGGTTAGGAAGCCTGCTGCTACTAGAGCTTCTAAAACATTTCGGTTGTAGTTGCGGGCGAATTTCACGACAAGATTAGGGTCAGGCCGCGCACCGTTTTTCCACCTAGTAAAGGCTGACTTGTCGACGCCTACCCTTTTGGCGGCTGAGCTGTATGTGTCTTTCCTGATTGTTTTTGTGACATACTGCCACCATTTTGTCCCGCTTGCCATAAGGAAAATGGTAGTTATATGACTATGGGGCCGGCAATATGGGATTAAGTGGTTACGTCGCCATCAATTGTCAGGGTTAGCTGCCCTCGGCCGTAAGCGCCGAGTTCTATTTTTGCTTGAGGGGTAAGTATGTTCTCTGCAAGCTTGTAAATCAATTGTTCCGAGGTTGCCGTTTTCAGTAAAAGATCATCCTCAGTACCTAAGTAATCAGAAACTTCCGCATGCGTAAGTCTTCCAAGCTCGATAAGAGCATGAATAGGAGAAAGGTTTAACTTTCTCGACACTAATATCAACTCATCTGCCGATAAGCCTTCGCTGAGTCGTTTCGTAGCGGTCCTGCGAGAAACGCCTAAAAGATCGGCGAATTCGGTAGTGGATATTTTCCGTCGAATCATTGAGCTGAACCATTCTTTTTCGCCAGTCATACCCTTAGCCTAGTGGGTAATGTTCCCCATCAAGGCACAACCTACTGTTCTTTTCCATTTACAAAATTGACTTTAACATCCTCACGGGCCAGTCTTTGGGAAAGTTCTACGTGAAATGCTCTTCGATGGGGGGAGTTGCCTTCTGCGCAGCCACCCGCTCCACACCCGCATTAATCTGGGCAATAATCGCATCATCATCAAAAACATCAGCAGCAGGTTTGCGCTGGGCGCTTCGGATACCAACAGGCTTGTTTTCGGAGGGGATGTGCCTTACCGTCTGCTCCAATATTTTAGATTCAGGAACAATTCGGCGCGCCAGCTCCAGCACTAGGGCGGCATCATCGGCGGTCTCCAGGAGCTGCCCCTCCGAATCCAGATACTCAAGCACGTCTTCATGCTTGATCCTGCCTAATTCAACCAGCGCCAAGGTTTGATTAATGCCTAGCTCATCGCATAGCCGTATCAAATCATCTGACGGCAGCCCTTCATTCAAACGCTTGTTGGCGGTTTTACGTGTAACTCCAAGGATCGACGCGATTTCCTGATCCGTTATCCGCCTGTGTGCTGATTCGCTCAACCATCGCTTGATCTCCATACAAATATGCTATCACTCTGGGTAATATTTTACTCAGTGGGCGTGCTGGGGGCTGGGGATTTAGTTATTTGCCGTATTTGCATGAGTAATATACGTTGCTTCCCAATGAGTGATTGTGTAAATTCGGTTACATATCAACGCGAAGAAAGCTAAAGAGAGAATGTATTTACTCAATTTGAATGAGGTTGATCGAGTTAAAAGAATGCATCAAATAGCCTCAAATACTGCATTAGCAGAAAAGACGCAAATTAGTAGAAAAACCTGGTCAAGCGCCCTGAACACCCGGAAACCCACTATCACGGTTTTGGACGCTCTTGCTGATTTGGGTGCCCGGCCTGACAAAATCCTTGTTTTGGATGGGGCCTGAGATGCTACCTGTTTTTGTTGCGCAGTCTCTTCTCGATTATGTGGCTTCGAGGCACACCAAGTGGGGTCTGCCACTGGATATGGAATACGATTTTCCGAGTTTGACGGCCCCCGAGAACGATAGCCTGGCTGCTGATAGCAGGCTTACTGACATGGCGTGCGACTGTTTGATTCAGGCCTTCCATCAGGTTGAGGTGCAGCTGGCCGAATCCGGGCAAACGCTCGGCTTCAACAGCCCCAACGGGGTGGCCTTCGCACTCGGCGATAACGGCGAGGTGCATTGCGTCGTGGGGACTGTCATTCGTGATAGTAGCGACCCCGACCCCAGTCTTATTGCTGAGCTCGATTCCCCATTCGTAGATCAGATTATCAGTGCTAGCTTGCAACGCCCTACCGCTGATGCTGTTCGCATCCTCTGCTATCTCATTGGCGTGTTCTGCAGCAAGGTTAGCCCTTTCGGCAGCATCCAAGCTTTCTCTAGCGGTTTCGTTCGCAATTTCAGCAAGACGGTTAGCGCGCTTCGCATCGTACTGGCTCACCACAGCAACACCCAGGCTGACCACGCTGATAGTAGTAGCCGTGATGAGGGAAACCAAGGGGATATCCACACTCCAAGTATAAGTGCCAGCGCCCCGTCGTAAAGCCCAGTAAAAAGCAAAAACCCCGCTTCACAGCGGGGCGGAACAAGAAACGATAGAGAAAGTGTAACACGAATGCATTATTTATTCAAAGTGAAAGTGCCCGGCACCCCGAACACGGTCGATGCGACCCTGATTGATGGGCAAATTTGGATCACACTGTCGTCAGTGTGTAACAGCCTGGGCATCCATCAGCCCACGCAGCAGGACCGCCTAAAACTCACATGCTGGGCGAAAATCGAACGGATCCCCCTGGTGACTGAACGCGGCCGGGAACAAACCATGTACGTGATCGACCGCCGCACACTAACCATGTGGCTGGCCACCCTAGGTGTTTACCGCAACAAAGCCACCCGGAAAACCCTAGAAGCCTACCAAAAAAACATTGATGATGTGCTAGACCGGCTCCAACAAGGCCTACGTGGGGAGAAAAACTACCCCACCGCACCACTAGCAGAGAAAGCGCAGTGAGCATGAGCCGCTGTAAAACCCCCGCATCTAAACGCCGCCGCCCGCGCCGGGAGGGGGAGTGGTTGACACTGCCGGAGGCCGCTGCATATACGAAAATCCACCGCCAAACTCTGCGGGTGCTGCTGCTGAGTGGAGAGATCCCCTACAGCCGGAAAACCGCCCGACCGCGGTCCCCATACCTGATCGAGCGTGAGCATTTAGATAGTTATCTTGCCCGGGTGAGTGATGATTGCTGGGCCGCTGCTGGGGGAGGTGCCTAATGCCAGGGCGTGAAGAAGCCCCGTTGCTGATTGATTTCTACAGCAGTGGTGAGCTAGATGCGGTCATGACCACGCTACAGATAGTTCAGGAATACGGCACCGCGGTCATCGGCGATATGGACGAGGCAGTCGAAATCGCACTCCAGCAAGCTCACGGTTTCATGCGTGAGCGCTCCTAAAACCTCTAATCAGAAAGGAAACAAAGAATGTCTACTACCCCGTATAGCGCTGACCCGTACTACGACCCATATGAAGAGCTGGACCGGCGGTTTGACTACCGGGTTTTGGATGATGAAACCCGGGCGCTGCGGATCGCTGTGGGCCGACAGTTTAAGAATTTCGCCAGGAATCTAGAGGCAATGCTTGATGACAGCAGGGAAAAGAACTTGGCCTTGGAACGTCTGGAGGAGGCGATGATGTGGGCAAACGCCTCGCTGGCCCGCGGTGCTGAGACCAGCTAGCGGGATAAAGGATAGCCCTGGCCTGGTAGGCCGCCCCAAAAGGCGTAGGGGTTCGATCCCCCCGGAGGGTGCTAGGCCCCAGCGTGGGGCGTGTTGTACAGCGAACTCGATAGTGGAAACACCCAATTGCCCTTTCCTCGTGCGGGGAGGGCATCTAACCAGGGGCCTAAAACGGGCTCCTGTCAGGCTCATGCTCCGGGAGGTAAAACCAGACACTTGCTTTGTTGGTTTCGTGTTTGGTCAAGCTAATTGCCTGGTTTTACGCGGGTTCGACCCCCGCCATGAGCGCTACCCGCCTAACTAGCCGGGCGGGAACCCGGTGCCCCGTGGTCTTCCTCAGCCACGGGGCACCCCAAAAACAGAAGTTAAGGAGTAGCCAATGACGAAGCTCAACTACTTGGAAGAGGATGCTGCCCTGATCGTGGAGAACCTGCCGGAAGGGTTCGAAGCGACAGCCGAGGCGGCGCCGCTTTTCCTGATCTACGCGGTGCTGATGCGTGCTAAAGGCATCTACACGACGCTGGAAGACGTCCACGATGCGTGGGCTGCGTGGCGCACCACCACCAACCCAAACCATAGCGATTTAGTGCCCTTCGGCCAGCTTGATGCAGAAACCAGGTCGCTGGATCACCCGTTCCTCTACGCAATTCATGCGGCAGCCCATATCCGAAACAACCAAACCGAAAAGGAGTCATAATGAATCCCGTACTCGTCATCTCGATAGTGGCAATCGCTATCTCTCTCACCGCCCTGGGCGTTTCAATCGGCGCCCACATGGCCGCCCGCGACTGCCGCAGGGTGACCGTGATGTTCATGACCACGGTGATGGAATACCTGGACGGAGACAGCCAGGTAGGGGTTTGCCTGAAAAAAATCACTGGTGCCGCTGGTGCTGATGGTGGTGATAAAAAACCAAATGATCGGGTGGTAAAGCGTCTCCGAGATGACCACAACCGCTAAAACCACCAGCCGGCAACAGCGGCCGCTCACTCCCGACGGTATTCTTACTGCCCCATGCCATCAGGTTGCCCTCCCGTTTTGGGATGGACGACTGTACATGGAGAAGGAAGAAATGATGCTAGCCCGCCATGAACAGGCAAAGTATCTTTGCCGCCAATGCCCGCTACTAGAGGCATGCGGCCGCTACCTGGAGCGCATGGAAGACCAACGAATGCCCGTCGACGGGGTAGTGGCCGGCCGCTATTATACGCCGAAAAAACGCCGGCGGCGTAAAACGAAAACCCCCTGATATTGCTTGTTCAGGCCTTGTTTTTGGGCCTGTGGCAAGCATATCGGGAGTTTTGCGAGTTGAACCCCAGCCCTTTTGATGGTCTCGTACGTACCGTGGCAAGCATATCAGGGGTTTTCGGAGTTGAACCCTAGCTGCCCCCATTAATAACAAAGTAAGGAACCCATATAGTATGGATAACAAAATCACACCATTCTCGTTTAATGGTACGCAAGTGCGGGTTATTACCCGCGATGGCGCCCCTTGGTGGGTTGCCGCTGATGTAGCACGTGCTCTAGGTTTGCCCCGGGCTACCGATATGACTAAGTATATTGACGCTGATGAAAGGGGGGTGATTACTAATCACCCCCTCAATGGGGGTAGTCAAATGGTGATTATCTCTGAGTCTGGCTTGTACTCAGCTATCTTGCGTAGCCGGAAGCCGGAGGCGAAAGAATTCAAACGTTGGGTAACCCATGAGGTGCTGCCAGCGATTCGGTCGCATGGTGGTTATCTCACCCCGGAGGCGACAGCCCAAGCACTGTCTGACCCGGATTTCATTATCCGCCTAGCCACACAGTTGAAGGAGGAGCGGGCCCAGCGTTTGGCGTTGGAGACCCGGGTGGAAGAGGCTGCGCCCAAGGTGATTTTTGCTGATGCTGTGAGCGCATCAACCACCTCGATCCTGGTGGGTGACCTGGCGAAGATCCTCAAAGGCAACTGTATTGATATTGGTGCTAACCGGCTCTTTACCTGGCTACGGGCCCGTGGGTTCCTCACCTCCCGCCGTGGCGCTGATTGGAACAGCCCTACGCAGAAAGCCATGGAATTAGGTCTCTTCGAGATCAAAGAAACCGTCATCACCCACGCTGATGGGCACATCACGGTCAACAAAACCCCGAAGGTCACGGGTAAAGGCCAGCAGTATTTCATTAGCCGTTTCCTTGATGGGCGGTTCGATATCAACGACACCGGTGTCACAGTGACGAAACAAGGAGCATAAAGGAATGACCACGAATACCCCCACTTACGAATCCCGCCTAGCGCTACGATCCCTCCGCAGGCACGCTGCAGGCAAAAAGACCGGGCGGGCTGGGGTACGGGCCATGGAAGCCCTCGGGTACGTCACCGAGGACGGCACTATCACCCCGGCCGGCAACCAAGCCCTACACGGTGAAAAATAGGCGGCACCTATGATACGGCACCCGGAAATCCGTGATGCTCTCTACGAAAATGAGAAAAACAAACTCCGGCTCGAAATGAAACGCGAACGTCTCCAGGCGGCTAACCGCTGCTGTGCGCTGGAAGCCACCGGCTATCACCCGCACCAGCAAATACATATTTGCGCCAGGCGTAGCGGGCACCGCGGCGGCCACCATGACTATGACACCGGATTCCACTGGGAATGGGACAAAGAAGAAGGAACGAAATGACGGATCACCCCTCAATCCAGCAAATGCTAGACAGCCTGAAGTATCTCTGGGAGGAAACAACCCTCCTGGATGAGGAGGATGAAAAACACCTACGGGTGGTGTCCAGCTGGATAGATTTCCTGCTAGACGATACCGACTACCAAGAGATGCTAAACCAGCCTGAATTCCGAGATAAACCCGACGACTATGGGGTGCTGGTGGAATTCCTTCCTGACCTGCCAGGGATCGGAGAAGGATCAAAATACATTATCGAGATCAGCCATCAAGGGCCCGACGATATCACCATCACCGTCAGTGATGACTGTAAGTACGACGCCTGCAAGATCACGCAGAAAAACCTCTACCAGCTAGCCCGAATGGCGCTAGTCATCCTCCTACAGGCGGAAAACCTTAAAACCAGAGAACGACACAAAAATGAACGCCCCGGCAAATAGCCTAGCGCCGATGCTGGAGGCCATCGGCCGGCTCAAAAAATACGCCCCCGCAGAGCCTCTGGACCGCCAAGACATCAACACGATCATTGATACAATCGAGGCTCTGACCGATAGCCCAACTTACCAGCCAACAGACAGCGTAGGATACGGCAGGCTCGACGAAGAAGGCTACAGGGACGGGCTCTTAGTGCTACAAAATGGTGCACTGCAAGGATTCGTGATGGTTGACCACTGCGGCCCTGACTATATCATCCTGAGGACGGAAACTAAGCGAGATGCCCACCACATCACCCGGGATCAGCTCTACCAGCTAGCCGCCGGTATCCTCACGGTACTAGCACACGTCGATTACCCCGACCAAAAATAAGTAGAACAAACTTTCCAATCTGCGGATTATTTCGCTTACCCTGTATACAAAGGGTCATGTCGCCCAGCTAGCTCCGTAGCTTCGAGGAGCAACCGTTCTGATACCCCGGCGCGCCGGGCTTTGGTGATGGTGGCGCCAAGCTCGGTTTTGGCCTGTTCGTGTGCTTCTGTGGCTTGTTTGAGTGCCCTTGAGGTTTCTTGGAAGGCTACAAGGCTATCGCTTACTGCTGCTAAGTGCTTGTTTGATGCGGCGTCGAGTGTCAACAGTTCGACGGGAATGCCCAGTGTTTCGGCTATTTTCATCGCCTCCGCCAACCTCGGTTCCCGTTCTCCGGCTTCGATACGCCGAAGTACAGTCATGTGCATTTTGAGACCGTTTGCTTCTAGCCGTCGTCGCATTTCTAGTTGCGACCAGCCGGCTTTTTGCCTGAATTGGGCGAGATTTTGCCCAAAAATGTTCGATTCCGCCATATGTAGATCATATCGCCAGCACAATATGTGTTCAACACCTTACGTGCTCAAGTGTATATTCAATATGAATTATTTAGTCACTTCAATATGAGTTAATGTATTGACACAAGATGCGATAATCTGTAAAACTATTTAAGCGACCAAGATCCGCTAACCACAAACCACTAAACCCCCAGCTTCCAGCGCGTTGTTAGCAAAAGCTAGCAAGCTGCCACCGCCTAAAAGGAGACCCATTATGGCAACGAAGACCGCCACCGCCCCCAAAGATGACCGTCTGTTTATCCGTATCACTCTCGATTTTTTCGGTAACCCAAAGGTGTTTCCGTTATCGCCGGGCGCCAAGCTGGCTTTTATCGAGATGATTGTTTGGTCGGCCTGGCATCACACTGATGGGCGAATCAGGAAGCGGTTAGCGCTTGCTATGTGGACGCCAGAAGTTATCGAGGAGCTCTTAGATAGCGATCCCGAACGCCCCCTACTAGCCGAGGGCGAAAACGACTATTTCATCCACGATTATGCGGAGCATCAGCAAACCACCGCCGATATCGAGGCGGTGCGTGAAGCCCGGCGCGCAGCTGGCCGTAAAGGCGGGCTCGCTAAAGCCGCAGCTCAAAAGGGTGTTTCTAGCAAAAAGGTAGCAAAAGCTAGCAAGCCGCTAGCAAAACCTGCCGAGAAAGAGAATGAGAAAGAGAACTATAAAAAGAAAGGGGAAAGAAAAGCCCGCACCACGGTAGCAGCCCCTGTTGCGCTTTGTCCCGTGCCCGACGTCCCCTCTCCCTCTTCTCAAATTGAAATTGGGTTGGTCCCCGATGGGGTGGCGCCTGCTACCGCAGTCGGCCACTCTGCCGCCCCGGAGTCTCAAGAGCCGAAGCTGGTGGGCGCCCCGCGGCCTGTGGCGGTTGATCCCCAGCCTGCGGTAGAGCCCGCGCCTGCCCCGGTTCTTGAGGATCCGTGGGCTGGGCTGCCCGACCTCGCCGATCACCAGACCGCCCAGGCGTCCGACACGGATTGTGCTGATGGGCGGGTGCCTGCCTGTCTTAACCCCACCAGTGAGAAAACCGTAACCGCGAAGGATCAGGCTGTGGTTGCTGCTGTCCGGGCGTACCAGGTGATCGGCACCCCTGCGGAGTGGTCGAGCCCTGACGATCCGCGGTGCCGGAAACACGCCTACCTGCCGCGGGAAGAGGTGCCGCCGTGCCGTAACTGCATGCGGTCCCGGCGGTGGTTTGAACAGCGCGCTGACGCGGAAAGGCAGGCACATCTAGCAGCTATCCACGCCTGCCCCTTGTGCGATGAACGAGGCTTCGTAGAAGTCAAGAGCGCCGCGGGCAAAACGGTGGTGGCGCACTGTGACCATACTGGCGAGCTGCCGAAACCGAAAGCAGAGACCCAGCCACGACTCACTGGCCGGGGCATGCCCGCACACTTACGCGAGAAGCTGGACAGCATCCTGGGGCGCCAAACTGCCCAAGAAACCGCCCCAGAAGCCCCGCAGAAGGCCGAAACCCGGGGCGCCCACACCGATACCCCAAACCATGATCCAAACCCGGCAGAAGAGCGTTCAGGTGAACTCGTAGCAGTGGGGGTTGCATCGTGAGCCATGATCCGTTCTTCGACGCCATTCGGGAGCGGCTTTTACCGGACGCCACCGACACCGAAATCGAAAGTCTGTTTGGCCAGTATTTGGGTGCCCAGCCCGAGCCGGTATTCATCGCCCACATCGCTGGTGACCCCAAACCCCAAGGATCCAAGCGCTACGTGGGTGGCGGGCGTGTCATCGAAGACAACCCCGGCACCCGGGTGTGGCGGCAATCCGCACAGCTCCAACTTGCCACCTACCGCAGCCGCCAACTGAAAGAACCCATCGACGAAGCGGTACTGGTGCAAGCGGTTTTCTGCCTACCCCGCCCTAAAAGCGTCCGCAGCATGCTCCCCACGTCTAAATCCTCATACGACCTCGACAAACTATGCAGGGCGCTAGGGGACGCCCTAGAAGGGGCCGGCGTACTCAAAAACGACTCCCGAATCACCACATGGCACGCCCGTAAACGCTACGCCGAAGCCGACAGCAACGGGCCAGCTATCACCGGCGTGTTCCTACGAATCTATAAGGAAAAACAATAATGTGTACGCTGTTAGACGAAAAAACCCGGCGCGCTAGGAAACCACACGAGTGCTATGCGTGCGGGGCGGTAATCAACCCTGGTGAGGAATACTGCTGGGAAAAATATGTAAACTGCGATGGCCTTTATGAACTGAAAAGCTGCTTAGCTTGCGACATGGCCTTCCCTGAAGTATGGAACTACGTGGGTGAATGGCGGTGCATATCTGACGAAGGCATCACCTTCGAGGACTATCTCGAATGGGCGACCGACCCCGACTACGATGACACCCCCGCCAAGCAGGCCTGGCGTCAGCGTGCCGGCTACACCAGAGAAGGGAAGCTCATTAAATGATCCTCGACGTCACCTGCGGCGCCCGACTCATGTGGCACAACAAACACCACCCCGGCGTGATCTACGCCGACCAGCGAGCAACCCACCACCAACTATCAGACGGCCGCCAAATCACCATCAGCCCAAACATCCAGTGCGACTACCGCGCCCTACCCTTCCGCGACAACACATTCCACCTCATCAACCTAGACCCACCCCACCTCCAGCGCGCCGGGGCGACTGGGTGGATGTGCCAGAAGTATGGGGTTCTCATGACCACGTGGCGGGAAGACCTGCGCCAGTGCTTCGTTGAGTGTTTCCGGGTGCTTGCCCCAGGTGGCACGCTCACTCTCAAATGGAATCAAATCCACATCCCGCTCCGGGAGGTACTGGAGCTAGCCCCATACCCACCCCTGTATGGCACCCGCCACGGCAAAAACAATATGACGTCCTTCACGGTTTTCCATAAACCAATGGGATCAGAAGGTTTTCGAGTTGAACCCCAGCCCTGATCCTAAAGCCATCTGGCAAACTGTGCTTGCTACTGCCTACCAGGAGTATACCGCGGCGAAAAATAGTGACAGGTCGCATCGTGATGGAGTGGTGGTCACCCCCGTAGAAATCGTAGATTTTCAAGTCAGAGCGCTGAAAGACTCCCTTGCCGCCCAAGGCACCACACTAGCTGACCCACGGGTAGAAATCCTCGACCCCTTCGGCGGCACCGGCATCTACTGCGCCAGAATAATGCAACTATCTGGGCTCGCACCGGATGAACTCGATGACCTCTATCACTACCGCCTACGGATGATCGAAATCGACCCCATCGCCTGCCAGATTGCTGACGCCAACCTCAAAACAGTCTTCGAAGAAGAAACAGGGCGGCTACCACGCCGCAGCATTGTTATCTGCACTAACACCTTTACGATCCCTACCGGAATGGAAAAACCTCATGTCTAAAAGCAAACGAACTAAACGAACCGTAATCTGCCTCCGCTGCCGAAACCTTAAACGCCACGAGTGCCGCGGCCTCTGTAAATGCTGCTATAACCATGTGCGAGAGCACCGCAGCGGTAACGACACACTCGACAATTACCCGCTCTACGCAGACCAAGAAAAATAATTCCCGCCATAAAATAGAACCAACTAGGTGATACCAAGGAGCCACCATGAGCTTGTATGATCTTTACCCGCCCATGCCTGCAGAGTTAGAGCCGTACCGTGGGTTGGCTCTTGGTGTAGTACCGATCGAGTTTAGGGGGTGTTTGGTGGGGCAGCCATGCATTGAAATATCTTCTGGCACTCCCGTTTTACTGCTAGAGAGAATTACTCCATCATGGCGGGGAGTTGCAGTATTAGACCTAACAATTGATTGCGTCCGCTACGCAAAAGCAGCAGATTTAGCACTCGCCCTAGAGGAAGAATTACCAACATTCTTATCTGGTGAATCACTCTATCTGATCCAGCATTCGAGCGAATATGAGGATCCTCTGACATGTGGGAACTCGGATATCAGTTCTCTCTACGGGGTGCGACTGAATCTTATCCCGCAGAATGTCTGGGGCGACATGATAGGCGACTTTTGGTTTTTCGATCTCGACAGGCAGCGCAAGGTGCTCCTGATGAGTTACAGCGGAAGTGGTTGCCTGGTAGAGGACCCGGATGCTGTGGCGAAATGGTGGGTGGGTGCGTGCCGGCTGATGCTCATGGTTGAACGAACCCCCGGCGAATCAATGTGGTAAAGAACACATTTGCATCGCCTTAAAAACCTATACCCCCACTTGAAGAATACAGTGTGACACTGTATAATAAAGAATGTAAGCCAACCGGTTTACAGAAAACTCAATAGTGGAGGGGAGGTGAACCCAAATGATCGAAAAGATCAGCTTGGCTCTCACGGCGATTACCACCGGTATCTCCGCCCTGATGTACCTGCATACCAGGCCACCAGGCGGTAAGCACCGGAAGCGGAAACGCTACCGCCGCGGTAAGCGCCAACGGTAACCCCCGGGTGAGCTAACAGCAACTTAGCTCACCCGGGGGAGACCCCACCACCCTACCACGTGAATCCCCAGGAAGGAGGAAAGCCCATGAAAGCTCGACCCATGTATGTTGCAGCAGTTGCCACGTACATTGCAGCGGTTGCAACCACCCTGTGCAGCAAGAACGTGCCTATCGTCACGCCTGTGATGCTTACTATCACCACCGTGATACTCGGGTACATCACCTGCACCGGCCGCTGGCGCCGCTAACCAGCAACCCCACCAGCTTCGGCTAGTGGGGTTTTCAAGTTCAGCCCCAGCTTCTATCACCCCTCCACGAAAGGTTCCATGATGATCGACATCACCCTTGCCAAAGACATCCCGCACCGAACAACCATCACCGATGCCGGAATAGAATACTGGACCGTCACGGCTATCACCCAGCACATCGGCGTCGCTAAGTCCACCTTCGCTAGCTACGTTGCCCGTGGCCAAGCCCCACAACCCGCATTCCAGCTAGAACGCACCCGCCTATGGGCCGCCGCCGAAATCAAACGATGGCACGCCTCACGCCCCACAAAGTAACCACACCCCCCGCCCTTTGCCTCCCAGGGTGCGGTGAATGCCACTAGTGGCCAAGCCCCAGCTTTACCATTAGCCCACGCATACCAGCTGGGGAATGGGAGGAAACCATGGGCGCCACCACCGAGACGGGACTACGCGCCACGCTACGTGGCCTACAGGGCCTCTGGATGGAACTAGAGTCCGCCAAGTACCCCACCCCCACCCGTATAACGAACCCCCAGGGGGGTAGGAAACCCGGGGACCACCCCTGCGCACCAGGCGGGGCCGCCACCACCTTAGACATCGACCTCACCCTTAGGCTCTTCGAGGTCGCCCGAGACATCGCCAACCACATCCAACCAAGCCGCATCCTCACCTGCGACGCCCACCAACTCCTACGCTTCCTTGACTTCAATGCCGGGCTCATCGCCGGCCTAGACTTCGCCCCCGACATCCACGCCGAACTCCGCTACCTGGAGTCCAGACTCCTGGATTTCCTCCGCGCCGGGCAGCCCGTGGTGTGTGACGTCGGTGAGCCGTGGTTGACATGGCGCACTATCATCCATGCTGCCCATGCTGAAGGATATACGGTTAGCCGTGCGCTGCTACGCAAGTGGGCCGAGCGCGGACACGTTGACACTCGCTTAAGCGCTGATCGTATCGCATGCTATCGACTCGGTGAGGTGTTAGGCCGCCTGAAAAATATGCCTTTGCCTGCTGTCACAGCAGGTGATATAATCGACGCGACGACGCAGCCTGCAGAAAAACCAGTGGAGGGTTTAGCGCCTGCGATTCGTCATCAGGGGTGTTTTGATGGCTCCTCACCCCGGATAACTCGTGGGGCAGGGGATTGCCGCTCCACTCCTCCTACTTTCTGACCTTCAGGGAGGGAATCCATATGGCAGCATGGCGAAACGGCGCCCCTACCCACGTGAAAACTCATATCCGCAAGAAAATCCTTGCCCGCGACGGCTACACATGCCAACAATGCGGCAGCCCAGCCGCCGAAGTAGACCACATCGACAACACCCGCGGCCCCGGATACGATGCTCTTAGCAATCTCCAATCGCTCTGTGTTCTATGTCACAAGGCCAAAACGCAACGTGAAGCCCTGGCGGGGCGTGCCGCCCGGGTAGCGAGAGTGAAGCGACCCCCCACCCCCTCATTTTGTGATATTCCCCACACTAGCAGGTTTGATACCGACCGGGGGTAGGGGGGATACCCCCCTCGGGGGCCCGCCCCCGCTCCGCGGGGGGGGGGGGCGGGGGGGGCGGGGCGGCGCAAGGCCAACCTGAAGGAAAGGTTAGGAAAACCTAAGAATGCGAAAGGGGGTGCCGACCGTGCCTGGGCCACCCCCGAAAAAGAATGCCCGCCGTCGCAACGCGAGACCCGACTGGGTGACGCTCCCCGCCGATGGTCGGAAGGGGCGCGCGCCCCGATGGCCGCTGCCCGGCCGAGTACAACGCGGTTGGGCGGAACTCTGGCGACGACCCCAGGCAGTCATGTGGGAACGCAACCACGACGAGTTTTTAGTCGCCCGCTACCTTATCCTACGGAACGCCATTCAGGATGAACTTGACCATAGTGTGGTCAACGCCAGCGCTATGGCGGAGCTGCGCCAAATCGAAGACCGGCTGGGGCTTTCGCCCATGGCCATGAAACGCCTCCAATGGGAAATCGCTGATATTGAGCAATCCAAGCCTGAGGACGATGGGGTGGTGATCGACGCCCATGACCGCTTCGCTAATCTCTGACCTCACCATGCCACCCGGCTACTATCTCGGCGATAAAGGCGCCTGGTGCACGCTTCCGTGGCCTACCACCATGGATGAGAAACTGGACCTCATCGCCCACTCTTTAGGTCCTGCGGTCATCGACTGGGCCGAATGGCGTACCGACGAACCCGGCCTCCTCAACGACGATGGCGAACCCTGGCGATTCACACCAGGGCAAAGCAGATTCCTCATCCTCTGGTACGCCTTCAACGACCAGGGCCGGTTCATCTACCGGCGTGGCTGTAAGCGCGGCAGCAAAGGCAGCGGCAAGGACCCCCTGGCCGCCGCCATGTGCAACATTGAGCTGCTCGGCCCCTCCCAACTATATTGGGACGGCACCCGCTACGTAGGCAAACAGCACACTATGCCCCTGGTTCAGATAGCCTCCAACTCCGAAGAACAATCCAAAGACGTCCTCCGGGTTGCCAACAGCCAGTTCGGCGTTGAAGCCACCAACTATTACGGGTTAGACAAGGGGAGGACTGCGACCTTTGTGAAAACCTCCCCAGCCCGCATCGAAGTGCTCACCGCCTCAGAGCGGTCCTCCGAGGGCGACCCTGCTACTTTCATCGTGCTCAATGAAACCCACCACATGACCCAACGCTCCGGCGGACATGCGGTCGCCAAGGTCGCCCGCCGAAACGTCGGCAAATCAAAGAAAAGCGTGCAGGCCCGGATGGTGGACTTCACCAACGCCCACCAGCGGGGCCAGGACTCCATTGGCGAAAAGACTTTCGAAGCATGGCAGAAACAGCAATCCGGTAAATATCCGCAGCTCAAGAAAGACATCCTCTATGACTCTATTGAATTTGACCCCAAGCTAGATATCTACGACCCCAAGCAACGCATGCTGGCGCTCCAACAGGCCTACTCCGACGCCCCCTGGGCCGACCTCGAACGCCTCTCCGACGAAGTAGTCGACCCCGAGCTTTCGGCCGGTGACGCCATCCGCTTCTACATGAACGGCTTAGGGGATGCCGAAGACTCCTACGTGTCTGCCAAGGCGTGGGCGGCACTCGCCGACCCCACCCGCCAGTTTGAGCCGGGGGATCAGATCGCCATGTTCCTCGACTGCTCCAAATCAGAAGACGCCACAGCCCTCATGGGCTGCCGAATCTCAGACGGGTACAACCAAACGTTGGGCGTGTGGTCAAGGCCCCGGGGACCGCGGGGCGAAGGCTACCTCGTCGACCGCGACCAGGTGGACGCCCGGGTGCGAGAAATCATGGAACTGTACAAAGTCGTCTGGTTCGGCGTCGACCCATCACCCGCCAAAGATGACACCACCGAAGCCTCCTACTGGAGGCCCCTCATCGACGCATGGCACCGTGATTTCCGCCGAAAACTCCGCTGCTGGGCAACAAAAACTCACTCCGTCCTCTGGGACATGCGACTCTCCGAACCCGGCGCCGCCGACCGGAACCGGCGCTTCTCCCAGGAGGTAGAAATCATCCAGGACCTTATCGACAAAGACGGCCTGGATGGGCCATTCCGGCATGATGGCGACCCGGCGCTCACAGCGCACGTGAACAACACGAAAATCCGCTGGAACAAGTTTGGGTTGGCGATTGGTAAAACCAGCCGTGACAGCCATCAGCTTGTGGATTTGTGCGTGGCCATGGTGGCCGCCAACGTCGGCCGGCGTGAAGCCCTGAACTCCGGCAGGGTCCGTGCCCGCCGCAAGGCCGGCCCTAAGAAGCGAAGGAGAGTGATGATCGGATGACCCTCGAACTAATCCGCGACTACGAGCTCGCAGACGACGAGCATAACCTTATTGCCAAGTTGTCGGGGCGGCTGCAAGAACATGCCCGGAAGAATAAGGCTAAGTGGGCTTACTATGAGGGCAAAAACGCCCTCAAGGATTTGAATATTGCCCTGCCTGCGGTTGCTAGCAGCATCCGGGCGGTTGTTGGCTGGCCCGAAATCGTTGTTGACTCTTTAGCGGAGCGGCTGGAGTGGCAAGGGTGGATATCCCCAAAGGCGGACATCAGCGAACTAGACCAGGTGTTCGCCGAAAACGACTTGGCCTCCGAATTTGCTAAAGCCACCCTGGAATCCCTCGTTACTGGCATGGGGTTCCTCGAAGTATCCGCGGGCGGCGATGGTGAGCCCGCCATCATTATTGATGCTGTTACCGCAGGCGAAGCCACCTACATGTGGGATGATCGGCTTAACCGCATGGCAGCAGGCTATATTGAAAAAACCGGGGAAAATGGCGAAAAATACCAAACCCTACATTTGCCGGACCGGGTGATCTCTATCATCACCGACCCCCACGAAGCGGAAAGGGAAATCATCTGCGTCAAACATGGCTGGGGTAGGTGTGGCCTGATCCGTATCCCAAACCGGTCCCGCGCCGGGAAAGATGCAGGCGCTTCGGAAATCACCACGGCCATCGAATACTACACCGACCATGGTGTGAGAACGGTGTTGGGCATGGAGTTCAACAGGGAGTACTACACCACCCCACAGCGCTATTTGTTGAATGCCACATTCGACCAGCTAGGCCTAGATGAGGACGCGACGGAAAGCGACCTCATCCAAATGGGGTGGAAAGTGGCCATGAGTAAGGCTTTGGTGGTGCCGCCGGGTGATCCTGATGATGGGTTGCCGAACATCACCGCGGGCCAGTTTCAAGCATCCCCGCCTACGCCCTATATTGAAGAGCTCAAGATGATGGCGCAGTTAGTGTCGGCACAATCAGGGGTGCCCGTATCGTATTTGGGCTTCGCCTCCGATAACCCACCCAGTGCCGACAGCATTAGGGCTACTGAATCCCGCCTGGTGCGCCGCACTGAACTCCGACAATTGGCGTTCGGCCGCCCACTGTGCCGTGACCTCGCCTACGTGTGCAAAGCCATTCTCGACGGCAGGCCGCCCGAATGGTCGTTTATCGCCTCCCTCGAAGCGAAATGGCTGGCAGCCGCCACCCCCACACTCTCGGCAACCATGGACGCCATGACCAAAGCCGTAGCTGCTGAAATCACCCCGAAGCACTCCTCCGTGGTGTGGGGCAGAGTGGGGTTCAGCCCAACCGAGCAGGAAATCATGCGGAAAGAACTCGCCGAACAATCCGCCGCCCAACGAGCCACGGCACTTGCCGGCGGCGCCGCCACTATCGGTGACGCCATCGTACTTGACCTGGCCAGGGCAAACCGAGAACCCGAAGAAACCAGCAGCACCAATGAAACAGCTGCTGAAACCGCCCCGCAGGAAAACACGACCGCCTCCCCGGGGGGGGGGGGGGGGGCATCAAAGGCCCCCGCACCCCCCGCGCGCCGGCCTGCGCGCAGGTGTCGAACCCACAGTAGCCGCTGACCTGGCAGGCCTGCCCGGAATCCGATTCACCGGGGCAACCCCCGTATCACTACGGGAGAAAACCTAAAACACCCATGGGAGGGAGGTGCTAGCCATATGGCGCGAGACCTGGATGCTGAAGCCGACTACCAGCAGGCCATGGACAACCTGCGGACCCTCGCTATACGAGATTTGGTGTCCTGGTGGAAACAAACCGAAACCCTCGGCTTCGCCGACGCCAAGCAGCTTATGGAAGAGCCCTTCCAAGCGATTATCGCAGCCTACGGGGAACAAGCCGCCTACGCCGCCGCCGATTATTTATTCCGCTCCCGCAGCCTCGACGACAACCTGAAAGGCCTGGAATACCCCGACGTGGCCGACCCCGCAGGGTTCGAACAAATCCTCGGCTCCTATGCCTGGGCAATGAACACCTCCCGCACTGCTACCGGCGATCTAGACCGGCAGCTAGTGCTACGGAAGCTTGCCGGTATCACCAACCGCCTCGTGCAACAACCAGCCCGCGAAACCGTGTACCAGGCCACCCGAAAAGCCGGCACCCGCTATGCCAGAGTGCCGGAACCCCACGCCTGCACCTTCTGCCTCCTGCTCGCCAGCCGCGGCGCAGTCTACAGCCAAGACACCGTGCTACGCACCGAAGCCGGCAAAAAATACCACGACAACTGCAAATGCCTCGGCATCGAGGTGCAAACCCCCGCCGACCTGCCACGCATCAACCAAGAACTAGAACAAATCTATATAAAATCCGGCAAATACCCAGGCAACGACCAGGAAGCTTTCGCTGAAGCCATAGAACGCCACCGAAACCAAACACCCGACTGGGTACCACCAGATGCCGTCAGATACCGGCGCGCAGTGGACATGTCGAAAGCCTCGGGTGATCGAAAAATCACAGTCAAAGAAGCCCTAGACATCGGCTTGGCGGATGACACAGCATGGCCTGAAAAAGAAGACCGAATCCGCAAATGGCTAGAAGATAACGGTGCACAATCCGTCATCAAACTGAAAGAACTTGATAAAATACCTGGTGGCGCGGGGCTTAGATTTAGGGATAGGACTGGAATCTCGAATACTCCTGATGCCATTGTTGATGGAGTCACGACGGAAATGAAATCCATCACCTCGAAAAATGGGATTAATAACAGGGGCAGAAAAGGGAAAAAACAATCAGACGCGCTCATTTATGATTTGAGAGGAGCGGAGCACGATGAGAAAACTATCCTGGCTGATTTACGCAGGGCGGTAGACAATAATGGCGCTGATCTTGATAGGATTGTAGTGATAACCAAGGAAAAAACAATTCTCTGGGAAAGGAGTTAGAAAATGTCGTATGCTGCATCCATCATCATTCGAGATGCTGCCGAAATACCTGAGGATGTTGCAACCCAAGCCAAGAATTTAATCGCATCGCGTTTTTCCACAGCGAAGAAATTCTCAAGTGTGTGGGTTAACGTGACGCCCGTAAAGCAACAGCGTGATTTCGGGATCGTCGAGATTGATGTTACGCAGTCTCGGGAATCAGCTGCGCTATCTCTCCTGAAGGAGATTTTCTTCTTCCTTTGCGAGAAGACAGATTGGGCCTTGGAACTCGATTGGGATGGCGCTGAAGACCTCAGCGACAATTTCAGCGAATACATGCGCCGCCCCCGAGGGGCGTCTGATCCTGTGGTGTTCGACCCGTATTCCGATGAGGAACAGGACAACCCTTATTGGGAAAGGGAAGCCCAGCTAACCGCCGGCGCTTAAAACTAACATCCCCAGCAACCCGCGTTTTCCCCGTGAGACCGCGGGTTTTCTCATGCCCAAACAAAACCGAAAGGACACAAAATATGCCAGCCAGAGCATTATCAATGCCCCCCTGGGTGCGAACCATCGCCCCCAATATCCCCGCAGGTGGCGGCACGACTGATACTACCCAGGCGGATACTGCAACCCCGCAAGCCTCAGACCGCGAAAGCGAAACCCCCAGCGACAACAACAGCGGTGATGATGAAGGCGACCCCGACCCCGACCCCGAGCCCGAGCCAGGGCCAGCAGACGATGCGACCGTGTGGAAAAAACACGCCAGAACCTGGGAAACCCGGGCTAAGGAAAACAAAAAAACCGCCGATAGTCTCCAGGCCCAGCTTGATGCCGAAACAGGTAAAACCAAGAAGGCCGAGGAAGCCCTCGCTGAAGCGACCAAACGCCAACAGGAAGCCGAAACCGCTGCCGCCCGCCTAGAGCTCGCCCTGGAATACGGCCTCAGCCGGAAAGAAGCCGAAACCTTCCTCCACGGCGACACCGAAGCCATGCGCACCCAAGCACAACTCCTTGCGGACCGCGCCGGGGCTGGGGCATCGAAAAGCCGCCCCGCCACCTCGCCTCTCCAAGGCAAGGGCAAAGCCGGCTCCTCGAAAGAAAACGACCGCCATTGGGCTCGGCGCCTCATGGGCAAAACCAAAACCGACAAATAAAGGATGTGAACTATCATGCAACTCAACCCAATCCGTGAACCCCTGGGGGTCGATAACCGCAAGTGGCTAGGCAGCCGCCACGGCGTGGCTAACGCCCAAACCATCACCATTGATGGAAAAAAGATTTCCGCCGTTGTGAAGGACAACATTTTGCCTTCCGGCATCCCGCTGAAGCGTGGGGCTGGCGGTAAATACGAGCCAGTGACCGCGGCAGGTGACGTCTTAGCCGGGTTCCTGCTCACCTCCCAGTCCACCAAGCAGAAAGACGTGGATATCGTGGCCCCCATGCTCGACCACGGCCGCATCCGGGTGAAATACCTCCCCGAAGGCGTATTCGACATCACCACTCTCACCACCCCTAACCCCCATTTCATCCTCACCCCGAAGGAAGGTGACTAATCATGTTATGGACCGAAGTTGTGCAGCCGCAGTCCCTCACCACCGTGGCCCGCGAAACCCTCGACGAGCGGGAACGCTCCAAAAACATCCTCGCCCAATTCCTCCCCAACCGTGTTGTTGATGACAACTCCGTAAGCCTATCCGCAACCACCAATGGCCTGGTCGAGGTTGCTGAATACCGCGCCTACGACGCTGAAACCCCCATCGGTGCCACGCCCGGCGGTAAGAAAATCTCCCTTGAGCTGCCGCCCCTGGGCCAGAAAATCCCCGTCAGCGAATACGACCAGCTCCGGGCCCGCGGCATCAATGCCCCAGCATCCGGCAAAGACCTGATTGGCCGGGCCACAATCACCGCAGCCCGAGCTGTCGCTGACCGCGTAGAGATGCTGCGTGGTGAAATCCTCACCACCGGTAAAGCCCTCATCAGCGAAAACCAGTTCAACGTGGAGCAAGATTTCGGCCGCGACCCCCGCCTCACCACCACCGTAGGCACAAAGTGGGACCAGTACGCCACTGCGACCCCGATCGAGGACCTGCAGGCCCAAGCAGAGGTTTATGCCAACCTCAGCGGTGAGGCCCCCGGCTACCTGCTGGTATCCCCCAAAATCATCACCACCCTGATCCGATGCGAAGAAATCCGCAAAATGGCTGGTGGCGTGAACGGCATCCCCAGCATGGTGACCGTGGACTTCCTCCACAGCGTGCTTGCCTCTTTCGAGCTGCCGCCCCTGTTGCGATACGACCGGAAGATCCGCAAAGGCGGCGCGCTCAAACGAGTAATCGACGAAAAAATCGCCATCATGCTCCCCACCGTGGATGGTGAGGAATCCCCTTTGGGCCGCACATTCTGGGGCACCACCCTCGAAGCCGTCGACCCCGCCTACGGCATCGCCGAAGAAGACCGCCCCGGCATCGTAGTTGGCGCCTACCAAGAAGACGACCCCAAATCCACCTGGGTGCGGGCCAACGCTATCGGCATGCCTGTTGTTGGTGATGCTAACTACACCGCGGCCATGACCGTCCTCTAAGAGGCAAGGAGAACACCCATGGCAACCATTCGCAGCGACCTGGAAAGCTACGTCATTGCGCATGATGAAACCCAGGCCCATGTACTCGCCCCAGGTGCGGAAGTACCCGACGGCGTAACCATCCACCCTGACCTGTTGGAACCGGAAAATCCCGAGGACCCTGAGGACCCCGAAGATCCTGAAGACTCGGGTGACGATGGGGCCGGCGGGGAGGACAAACCCCCCGCCAGCCCGAAGACGAACCGCCGGAGCAGTAATCGTGCTCGCAAGTCTTGATGATGTTAAAGCACGTATTCCTCACGTGGATTTCGACGAAGACCAAGCCCTAGGGCTACTGGAAGAAGCATCCGCCCTGGTTGAGGGATACCTGCAAAAACCAGTGCCCGAACCGGTGCCGGAAACCATCAAAATCGTGGTATCCCGCATGGTAGCCAGGGTCATCGAAGCCCCCAAAGAAACCGCCTTCCAGGAATCCATGCAGGTCACCGCGGGCCCGTTTAGCCAAAGCGCTAATTTCACCCATGGTGGTAGCGGCGGCGCCCCCTGGCTCACCGCATCGGATAAAACCATGCTGGCCCCCTTCCGTAGGCGCCGACGCGGCATTTACTCCATCACCATGAGCTAAAGAAAAGAGGACGTGATGCCAGGCCTCCCTACGATCAAGCAATACCCGGTAACCCGGCTCCGCCGCTTCAAAACCGGTACTGATGAGCTCGGCAACCCCACCTATGGGCTCCAGGGCACCATCATCCATGTGGTGGGCTGGGCGAAACCCACCACCGCAGAACCCGAACTAGCGGGCCACGCCCGCCGAACAGTCGCCATAAAAATGTACGCCCACCCCGGTGACTTTATCGAAACCGATATTGTCATCCTCACCCCAGGTGGCGAACGCCTAGAGGTTGTGGGCGAACCCGAAAACTACGAGTGTGGCCCCTTCGGTTGGGCCCCAGGATTGGAGGTGATTAATCTTGCCGGAATCGAATGACCAATGGCTAAAAGTAACTCTCGGCGCTGAGGCAGACCAATCAGATTATGTCGAATGCGTAAGTCTATCCTTCGATGGCGGGTCCCTCATTTGTTTCGCTGATGAGGGTATGCGGCAAGTACGAGCTGCCTATTCGCCCACCGGATGGGCGAGCTGCAGGTGGGTGGATTACAGCGAAGTACGTGCCGAACAAGACCGCGCTTGGCGTCGCTACGTGTGAGTGGACTATGTCAAAGTACGTGCCGAACAAATCCGCGCTGAAAGCACTGCTCAAAGACCCCATGACCCAAGGGATCGTAGTCGACCACGCCGAACAAGTAGCAGCAGCGGCCGGCGACGGGTTTGTCTCATCCTACAAGATGGGCAAAACCCGCCACCGCTGCATTATCTACGCTGAAACCTGGTCGGCTAAACGCCGAGAAGCCAGGGACAATATCCTCACCCGAGCCCTAGGCTAACCCACCCCCTGGAAGGAGGCCCATGTGACCACCGCCACCACCACAGTGATTGCCGAGCTGGCGCGCCGGGTAGGGGTACCAGTATCCAGCCGCATGCCTTCTACCCCGAAACCGCAGGCCTTCATCATCGTTTCCCGCATCGGCGGCGGCATGGAGGACTGGGCACTCCGCAACCCCCGGTTTTTGGTGGAGTGCTACGCCCACACCGAGCTAGACGCTGAGGCCCTGGCCGAAACGGCCTACGAAGCATGGGTGCGGATGCGAAGCAGCCAAATCCAATCCACCACCATAGACGCCCTCACCAGGTACGACGACCCCGACCCGAAGCTCTACCGCTTCCAATTCACCGGTGGCGTGCGGCTCCTAGCCCACTAGCCGGCCCCTGGTGCGGCAGCAGGGGACACCATCCTGCCGCAACTCCCTTTTCCGACTTTCCTGATTTAGGAGAACCATCATGGCTATCAACATCCAAAACGCCTTCGTGGCCACCCCACCCATCGACGGTGGCGTCTACTTCAACGCCCCAATCAATACCCCGTTGCCAGAAACTGCCCTCGAAACCCTCCATGAGGACTTCAAAGATCACGGTGCTGTAGGCGAAGACGGCTTCACTCACACTATCAACCGGGAAACCAGCACCGAAAAAATGTTCGGCGGAGATGACTGGGTAGACACCCAAACCTCGTATACCGAAACAGTCGTTCTCACCCTGCTCGAAGACGGCAACACTAATGTGCTCCGATCTTGCTTCGGCGACGCAAACGTCATCGAAAAAGCAGCCACCGACAAACACGGCCGCCAGATCACCGTGTACCACACTGCTGAGCGGCTACCGCTCAAGCGTCACGTTGTGAAAGCCGTTTCCGGCGAAAAGGCTAAAACTTTGGTCGTGCCGGTCGGCCGGATCACTACCGTGGAAAAAACCGCTGAGGTCCATTCCGCATCCACGAAATACAACGTTACGATCACTGCTTTCAAGGGTCCCGCCGAATTCAAATTCGCAAACTCCTTCGAGCTGCGGGACGATGGCATGGTCGACCCCAACACCCCAGACCCCGACGCCCAAGGCAAGACCGTGACCCTCCCCAGCGGCGTTACAGGTGGCACCTTCACCCTCTCCGTCGACGGCCACGCTACCGCCGAACTGGCGTTTAACGCCACCGCCGAAACCGTGCAGGCCGAGCTACGTAAACTCACAGGCGCCACCACCGCCACCGTCACCGGTAATGCTGGCGGGCCCTACACCATCAAGGACATCACCGGGGCCCTCACCGCCGACGGCGCCAAACTCACCGGTGGTGCGGGCACCACCATCACCGTAAACCCCTAAACCCCTCCCCGGTAATTCCGGGCGGCGGAGGGAACAACAACGGCGGCGGGGCTGTACCGCCGTCCCCGAAACCGGACACCCGCTTACGAGCCGTATCATTCGGGTGGGAAGACACCTCATCGAAAACCTACAACTGGGAAGAAACCCTCCAAAAAGTCGTGGCAGCAGGCGGCACCACCATCGACCTAGCGGTAGGCCGGCCCGAATGGCTGCTCTCCCCCGAAGTGCCCTCAGACAGTGGGCTCACATCATCCCTATCAGCGGCCGAAGGCGACCCCATCGCAGGGATCATCGACACCGCCCGCGCAGCTGGTATCACAAGCATCTACCTCACCCTGGACGCTATGGCCACCACCACCCTGGCGAAACCCGAATACCAAGACCTCCGGGCAGTATCCAGAGACGGCACCATCCGAAACGATCTGGGCAGCGCCTACGCCCTCACCAAAGGACACATCGGTGACATGCTAGAGGCAGCCGCACGGCACCTTGCGGCCCGCTACGGAAACCGCATCAAAGGCATCATCCTTACCGAAATCCACTGGGACTCCGGGTCATTTTCGGATAAAGACCTGGAGCTGTTCAAACAAGACACCGGCGAGGCGGATTGGACCCGCCGCGGCGACGGCACTCCCCACGAAGGCCCCAAAGAGCTAGCCTGGTTCGGCGATAAAATGGCCGAAGTCGCAGGCCGCATCAAACGCGCTATCGGTAATGCCCAGCTGGTTTTTGACGTGCGAGTCAACTGGGCCAACCCGCCCGCGGGCCGGCCCGACAGCGGACACGACTACGCCAAACTACTGCAGCATGCCGATCTGCTGCAGCCCTGGGTCTATTTCGACGCTGGGCAGGCTGGAAAAGCCGCGCCCCTGGTGGAAGCACTCACCGCGCAATGGCCAGTCAAAATCCGCCCCTCCATCGGTCTGTGGGGTGCTGGCGGCACCACCATCCCCGCAACCGACCTAGACACGGCTATCACCTCACTACGCACCCAACCGTGGCTGCAAGTCACGCCAGCATCAAAACTCACCACTGCCCACTGGCAGGTGCTGAAAAACTGGCGCTAACCACACTGAAAAAGGGGTCGTGGGCAAAACCCCGTTGCTGCCCGCGGCCCCTCCCACCCTCTATCAACCACACCTAAGGAGCCAACATGGCATTCGATATCTCCGGATTCGATAACATTGAATTCAACATCCCTGCAGGCAAAGACAAAAAAGTTACCATCACCATCCCACCAGTTGACTGCCTGTATCCCACAGACATCACCGCCATCCAAAACGAAGCCGATAAACAGCACATCGGCAATGACTCTGTTGAAATTACGCGGCTCTTTCTGCTCCACTTCAATAACACCCAGGTGAAGAAGGATGCCATCAGCAAGTTGGTACAACGCCAGCTGGTGGAAATTGACCGCATCTGGGGCCAGGAATCAGGTATTCTGTTGGGGGAATCCTTGCCCTCCACCGGTATGCCTTCGGGGGAGACCCCCAACTCACCGACGCCCTCCGAGTAGACCTCCTCCACATTGGGTACTCACTCAGCAACGTAGGGCGCACCTACCGGTGGAGTGACCTCAGGGCATTCCTCAAACACCTGCCTGCCACATCCCACCTCCACACCTACCTCAACCCCGCAGCCGCCGAAGCAGCCGCCTGGGTGGTACCCACCAACCAAATATTGGGTGCGCTCTTCGACCAACAGTACATCCTGGCCCTGGCCCGCGCCGGGAAAAACACGAGTGGTGTTGGGGGTCTTATCCAGCAAACCATCGAAGGTATTGAGGCCTCCCACCAGCAGGTGAGCCGGCCGCATAGGCGGGAACTGACCGCCGCGGAGATCAGGCAGAAAGTCAAGGAAAAGCACCACATCTAAATCTGAAGGAGGGGATTTTTCATGGGCGCAGAGCTCGGCACCGGCTACATCTCGATCATCCCCGAGGTGAGCAAAATCAGCCCCACCATCGCCAAAGCGCTGGGGAGTGTGGAAAGCGAAGCTGAGCGCCGCGGCGGCTCGTGGGGAAGCAAGCTCGCCGCTGGCGTGGGCAAGACGCTGAAAGCGGGAGCGCTCGCCACTGGTGTGGCGGCAGGTGGGCTTATCGGCACCGCCATGGCCAAAGGCATGGGCCGCCTCACCGCTATCGAAAACGCCCAGCAGAAACTCCTCGGCCTAGGTAACGACACCAAAACTGTTGCCGGGGTTATGAATGATGCGCTTTCCTCGGTGAAGGGCACCGCCTTTGGACTGGGGGAGGCAGCATCCACCGCTGCAGGCCTGGTTGCCGCAGGCATTAAACCCGGCCAGCAGTTGGAAACCACCCTGAAAACTGTGGGTGACACCGCTGCTATTGCCGGCCGGAGCATGCAAGACGTTGGCGTTATCTTCGGGTCGATTGCCGCCCGCGGTAAACTCCAGGGCGATGATATGTTACAGCTGATGGCGTCGGGCATTCCTGTGCTCCAGCTGCTCGCCAAGGAAACCGGGAAAACTTCTGCCGAAATCTCGGATATGGTTTCCAAAGGCAAGATTGACTTTGAAACCTTCGAAAAAGCCATGCGTGCCGGCATGGGCGGGTCGGCCTTGAAAATGGGCGAATCCTTCACGGGTGCCGCAGCTAACGCTCAGGCAGCCCTGGGCCGCCTGGGCGCTACCGCGTTGAAACCATTTTTCGGCCTGGCGAAGGATGGCCTGGTGGTCGCCACCCGCGCCATCGACGGGCTGGAAACCAAAATCAAACCAGTTGCAGCCGATATTGACACCTTCCTTCAGCAGCGACTAGTGCCAGGGCTCAAAGACGCCAAGAGCGCTGTGGCGAATTTTATGCAGTCCGATCAGGGCAAAGGCATGCTTACCGGCGTACAGGCAGCCTTCAGCGACGTGCTTGATGCAGGTAAAGCCTTAGCGCCCGTGGTATCTACCGTGGCTACTGCTCTGGGGCAGGCATCCGCAGCCCTCGGCGTTAGCACCTGGAATATTTTCCTCGGCACCCTGCATGCGGCATCTGGCGTACTCGTTGCCCTGGCCCCGTCCCTCCAGTCTGTCGCTGACCTGCTGAAAGCCCACCCAGGGCTATTGGCGGCCGCCATGGCAGGCTGGGCGGCGTTCCGCACCGTGCCAGGTATCGTTGGCGGTATCACCACCACCGTAGGCCAGTACACGTCCAAGCTATCCGAGATGCGGGGGCACGTGTCTAGCCTGTCTGAAATGCGGGGACAAATATCCAGCATCCAAAAGTTCTACAGGGACGCTGGTGTGGAAATGGACCGGGTCGGGGCAACCACACACTACCTGACCGGCGAGCAAAGCGGTTTGGCCGCCGCCGTGCTTAAGGCCGAGGCCGCATTCCAGCAGGGCTCCCCAGCCCTGAAAACATTTGCGGAAAAGCACACCGAGGCAGCCCACACCGCACGCGCTGCCCTGGGCTCGATCGGTGACGCAGCTGTTGGTGTGGCCCGTGGCGGGTTCTCCCTGCTGAAATCCGGCGCCGAAGGCCTACTAGGCGCCCTCGGTGGGCCTTGGGGCCTGGCGCTCACCGGTGCCGCCGCAGCCCTTACTCTGTTCGCCAGCGAAAACGAAAAAGCAGCTAAGGCTGAGCAGCAGCACAAGAACAATGTTGATGACCTCAAGGCTTCCCTGAACGGCATCGAGGAGGCAGCCACCAGGTCGGTGATGGTGCAGCGCGCATCCAGCGAAGGCCTGATAGACCTGGCCAGCAAGGCAGGTATCGCATCCAGCACTGTGGTGGACGCCATGATGGGGCAGGCCTCCGGCCTGGAAGCCATCCAAGGCAAAGCTGAGTCCATTGTCACCGCGTTCATGCACGCCCACCCCCAGCTGCAGCAAGCTAAAATCTCCGCCGATGATCTAGAAGCCGCCCTCAACGGCAACAAGGATGCAGCTCTTGGCGTGGCCACCGCCCTCGCTGATCTCAACGGTGGCAGCACCACCGCCAAGGAGAACGCCGCCGAGTCCTTTGCGAAATGGAAAGAGGGGCTGACTGATGCCGACCAGGCGACATTAAAGTTGGCTGAGTCCACCCGGGGCGCCAACAATGATTTAGCTGAGGCAACCAGGCAGCACGAAGCCGAAGCTGCCGCCATGACGAATGCTGCTAAGGAAGCTGATGCGGCGGCTCAGATCTACTCAATCCTGGGCGATAAGATCAAATCCATCCCCGATGACAAAACGATCAAGGTGGAGTCGGATGCGATCACCGATGAGACCAAGCAAAAATTAGAAGCCATGGGGGCGAAAGTCTCCGAGCCCTTCGAGGGGCAGGTAACTATTGATTTCCCCGATGCATTCTCTATTATTTCCTTACTGGATCAGATGGGGGTCAAACTCTCCAGCCTCGACGGCTACATCCACATTGATAATGCCGAGGTGCCTGGCACTATCGAAAAACTGGATGCTCTAGGGTTGAAAACGAAAACCCTCCCCGGCGGTAAAGTCGTCATCGACTCCAACGACCCTGATGTGAAAACCCGCATGCTTGACCTGGGTATCCTGGTCAAAGACAAGCGTACCGGTGAAGTCAAAATCAACGACAACGTGCCAGAAGTCATCAAGCGGATCCAGAGCCTGAGCGGGCAGAACACCACATCTAAGCACACCATTGTGGTGGAAAACGTGTACACGAATGTGGGCGGGAATCGGTATCTTCACCCTGATGTCGCATCAGCACGCAACGCCGCAGGTGGTGTTGTAGGGCTCGCAGCTGGTGGTTTGTTCGGCACCCCGGCGGGGTACCGGCTGCCCCTCTCCGGGCCCGGTACCACCGAGGTCGATGGTTTCCAGGGCGTCGATAGGCAGGGCAGGCCCACAGCCCGGGTTGATGCTGGGGAATGGGTTATCAACCGCCGATCGTCCGCTAAGCACCATAATCTACTGCGGGCGATCAATGATGATTCCCCCAAGCTCAATAAGATCCTAGGGGGCGTGCAGGCTCTGGCTGATGGTGGGGTCGTCACCCCAGGTGAGCTCCTGCGGTTCGCCAAAGGTGAAACCGTCAACGGTAAGAAAGCCCCCCGCTCCCTCGAAGGTGCACCGTATGTTTTCGGCGGTGGGCTACTCGCTAACTGGGGCGATTGCAGTGGTGCCATGAGCGGCCTGGCAGCACTAGCTGTGGGCTGGCCACTCGACGGCCGTAAGTTCGCCACCGGGGATGAAGGCCCCGTGCTGGCCCGCATGGGTTTCAGTACCGGCCTGGGCAGTGGCGGCCCCAGGTTTTCCATCGGCTGGCTCAACGGCGGCCCCGCAGGTGGGCACACCTCAGGCACCATTCATTTCACCGACGGGCAGGCAGTCAACGTCGAAATGGGTGGCGGGCGCGGTAACGGCCAAGTCGGCGGTGGGGCAGCACCGGCATCCCACCCCCAGTACACCAACCATGCCTACCTGCCGCTTATTGCCGGGCAGATCGTCACCATCAACGGCAAAGACTATGATCCGGCTGACTTTTTGAGCCTCGGGGATGACATCGAGTCCACCTCCGTGGATGGGGTGAAAACCAGCCGCGGTAACGTTTCGTGGGGCAAAGCCCAGTCCTTGTTTGACCAGGCCAAAAAGTATGTGCAGTACGGGCCGAAGTTCGACACCGGCGGCCGGTGGCCATCCGGTGTTCGAGGACGGAACGAATCCGGCGCCGACGAATTGGTTTTGACGAACCAGCAGTGGCGGCACCAATCGGCCATTGCCAGGGCCCTGCCGGAGATCGGTAAGCAGAACGCTACTGCGGCGAAAATCCTCATGGCGGCAGGCGAAAAATTCGACCAAGCTGCTGGGGAAATCTCTACCGCGGCAAAGCTCTTCGCCCACGACGCCGAAGACGCTCGGGTGGTCGTGCAAGCCGAAGGCCGCCATTTCGGAGGCGGCTGGTTGGATTCCGCCGAAGTCGTGAGGGATGCCGAAAAGGGTCTCTATGAGCTGCGGAAAAAGATCGCCACCGAATCCGACAGCATCAGCAAAGCCGAAAAGGAACTTGCCGACGCTAAGAAGGAATTGGCGAAAACCGAGAAAGAGGGTGCCGCGGTATCCAAGGCTGACAGGCGAAAGCTGGAGGACGCCGAAAAATCCTTGGCTGACGCCAGGAAGAAAGGCAAAGCCGACCGCATCGCTGACGCCGAGAAGAAGCTCGCCCGGGTACGGGAAGATATCGGCGATAACTTGGAAAAATCCACTGACAAGAACGCCAAAGCCGTCAAGAGCGCTCAGGAAAAGGTGAATAAAGCGGAGGACAAGCTGACGGCGGCCCGTGCCGCCCAGGCTGAATCCCTCGCTGACCTAGAGGCAGCCGAACGCACCGTGGCGGCATCCCGCTACCAGGCAGCCAGCGAGATCGCCGAAAAAATCGGCGGCTCACTCTCCGCCGGCATTGGGCACATCGCCAGCTTCTTCTCTGAAATAGAGAAAGCCGCAGGCGTTGTCGATAAAACCCGGCAAGAGGTGTCCAAGCTGGAAATGCAGCAGCAAACCAATGCTCTCACCAGGGTGAAAGCGTTAGCTGAGCTGCAGATCAGGGAGCGGGACGTGGAGCGCACCCGCGCCCGCGGCATCGTGAGCATCGCCCAAGCCGAGGCCGCCCTCGCCGAGGCCCGTAAGCAGTCTGCCCTCATGGGGTCCACCAGCGTTGAGGCTATGAAAGGCGCCATTGACCGCTTCTACCGCACCGGCAAATTCACCGTCGAAGACCTGACCGCCTCCGTGGTGGCAAACAGCAAGGAAATCCAGGCCGCCGAATGGGGCATCCGAGTCGCCCGGGCCCAAGCCGCAGTCGACGACCTGGAAGCGGCGAAAGCCCAATCAGAAGCCCGCTACGAGGCGCTAGAGGCAACACTGAAACAAACCGCGGCAGCGCAGCTGCTGCGGGCCCAAACCACAGCCCTTGCCGAGCAAACCGCCAGCCTATACGGCATGACCGCCAACCAAGCCCAAGGCGCGTCCAAGGGCTTCGGTGGGGTATCCAAACTAGTAGGCGGCATCGGTAAACTCCTAGCCGGCGCCGCTGCCGGTGTTGCTGGTTTCACCGTCGGCGGACCCCTCGGCGCCCTGGCGGGTGCCGGCATGGCACTGGGCGGCCTGAAAGATTTAGTGCAGGGCGGCATTGACATCCACCAAAACAAGGACTCCATCAGGGACGCTTGGAAGAACTTGGGGACGGCTGAAAAAGCCGCCCTGGTTCTGGGGTCTGCGGGTGGCGCTGCCCTCACCATTGGCGGTGGTGTGCTCTCCCAACAATACGGGGTAGAAGCGGCCACTGGCGGCGCCAAGCTCGGTGAGCAGTTCATGGAGAGCACGATTGGTGCACTCCAGTACGGTATCAGCGGCAGGATCGAAAAATCCCAACGCCAAACCGAAGACCGGCTCACCGCCATCCACCGCCAGATCGACCAAAACAACCTCAACCTGGAGCTAGAGCGCGCCACTAAGACCGTGGACTACCTCCGGCAAAAAGACAAACTGACCGCCGAACTGGAGTACGCGAAACTCAAACAGGAGATCGAAAAAACCGACGACGAAAAAGTACGGAAAGCACTCGCCGCCGCCGCGGAAGTAGAACGCCTCCGCTCACTCGCCACCACCACCGAGGTAGCACAAACCGGGGAACTCCGCCAGCTCAACGCCACCCTGGCAGAACTCCTCGCGGTCACGAAACGCTCACTCGCTACCGGCTCCGGGCAGGTGGGGCAATTATCGGCAGTTGATGCGGTGCGCTACGAGCGTGCCCGAATCTAGCAGAAAGGAGGCACCATGATTGATCGGCGCTATTTAGTGCGGTACATCGCCCCCACGGGTAAAACGTGGGAGCTTTCATCCAGCACCTGGATAGCGGGCATCCGCAGAGCCGGCATCAAAGAGCTCATTGGTCGGCCCGAAGCCACTGGCATCGAAACCCTTGGCGTGCCAGGCAGAGCCATCGAAGGCCTCCGATTCCCAGCCATCGAAGGCTCCCTTGATCTTTTTGTACGCGCCGGACATGGCCGGCATGCCCATGATATTTGGGCAGAGTTTCGCCGTGGTTTCTCCATCCTCCCGCCGTTGGGCACGCTCCAGATCGAGTCACCCATGGGCACTATGCACGCCCAAGTGAGGCTCAACGGTGCTCCGTCCGATCTAGAGGTTGATGATGCTACGGCCGATGTGTGGGCGCTATCCATACCGCTCGCTATCGACGCTGGCTACTGGGAAACGACCCCATTCCGAAAACCCGGGAGCGTCACTGTGACGAATTCGGGTCAGGTGTATATATGGCCGGAAATCGTGTGGGAAGGAGCCGGTGGGAAAGTAACACTCCCCTCCAAGGCGGAATTCACCCTGCCTGCCGTGGATGCTATCCGCCGGCTGCACCTGGACCCGCAGAGATCCCACCAAGTACTCAATGGCCTAGGCCTACGGGATGATGACCTCTGGCGCAAAATCCGAGGCCAAATCATTTCCGAAGGGGTGCCCCCGGGGCAAAGCAGGCAATACGCATTGCCGGCCGGGGCGCTTCTGGAGTGGCGGATAGGGGTGCTCGACCCATGGCGATGACAATAGGGCAGTGGTGGCAGCACGCTAGGCACCGGGCTATGGTGGCGGCAGATTTCGGGCAATGGATCGGGCTGCTGGACGAGAACTGCGAACCGCTTTTCGATTGCCCACCACCAGTAGAGTTCTCGGCGCCCGCCACCCGGGGCGCCCCGGTATCAGGCAGGTTCCTCCACAAAGTAGCAGACGGCGCTAGTGGGGCAGCACACCCGTTAGCGGATGAACTGATCGCCGATTTCGGCGCAGCCCAAAACGGGCAGCTTATCGAGGCTGCCGGCCCCACCCGCTACATCATGGTGGAGCGCCCAGGCTTCCGCAGAGTGTATCGGATCACCCACACCGTGGCCAGGGGCACCTTCCACACACCAACCCTCGTGGAAATCAACGGCACTGACCTGCTCTCAATCCTGAATCGGCACGTGGCCTGGTCAAACCCCCAAGTGCTTCGAACAGGCAGCTTCCAAACTTTCACCCGCGACTGGGTAGGCGACCCCACCAAGCTGGAGCTGTATAAAACCCCCCGCGATTTGATGCACTACCCCATGGTCACCGCCGTTGACGGGGTAACCATGGAAGGCCCAGCCGAAACCGTGATCCGCAACGTCATCGCCAACTCCTTGGAGATCGGATTCAAGCTGTGGGGGAAGGGACAGCGGATTGTGGTGTCGACGGCATCCTCCGGGCTGCCATCCCCACACCTGGTGTATACCGCTGACGACCAGCCCCTCTGGGATTCCATAGGCGCTCTAGCGCTCCAGGCCGGCATCACCGTCACCTGCGATTTGTGGTTCCCATCCGACCCCCAACCCATAGGGGTGAAACTCCTCACCCAACCCACCATGATCGTTCGCGTCACCCAAGGCTAGCAGTCGCAGATAGGAGGAGATCATGACTGAAAAAACCGACGTCATCCTCATTGCTGATGGTGGTGACCTTACCGTAGGCCGCCACATGCCCGCCTACACCTACGGCGCTTTCGACGTCACCATTCCCGCCGACAAACAACAAGAGCAACCTGCCGAGAGCCGGCTCCGCAACGGCTACATCTACCGCCCACCCAATGCCGGCGCTGGCGCTTTCGACGTGGGGTTTGTGCGTGCCGATGTCACCCTCAACATGAACGGCAAATCCTCCAACCTCGAAACCGCAGTAGACACAGCCCAAAAACGAGTCGACGGCAATCTATTCTTCGAACGCGACATCACCGGCCGCGGCCTCGGCGCCTACGAACCCGGCGCGGATTTTAGGCTCGGGGATGTGGTCCTGGTGGAGATTTGGGGCAGGCGCATCAAGGTGCCGGTGACCGCTATCGACCTTATTGGCAATAGCCAGGAGGGGGCTAGGGGCTGGCGGGTTCATGTGGGTGGGCAGATGATTTCCGATGCTGAGGCCCTGAAAACCCACAACAATGCTATCTGGGAGCGTATAAATCAGGAGCGGGCAGAACGGCTGCGCACGGTCGGGGCGGTGCAGAAGACCGCCACCACGGCGGTAACCGCGGCTGGTGTGGCCGATGTGAAAGCCGCCACAGCAGATACCAAAGCCGATAACGCAGCGGTTGCTGCTGATGATGCTGATAGGAAAGCCAGGGAAGCCGATCGAAAAGCTATTGAGGCCCTGCAAACTACGATCACTGGCGTGCCTCGTATCCTCCATATCGACACCGGAGATATCAATCTTTTCACCGGATCTAGCGGAAAGATTAACTCTGGTACTGAATGGGGCACCTTGCGGTGGCTTGCGGCAGGAATCCGGCCTCGCAGTGGTGCTCGCTTTGAAGCCAAAGGCAATTGGGTTGGATCCATTCTCATGATCGCGGTATCCGACCAGGGTGCAACAGATGTGAGCTGCGCCAACATCACCGCTGGAAACCGATATCATGATTCGGCAACCGGTGGGCTTTTCCAAGCGTATAAATCGGCTACGGTTTTCATTCTTCCCAGCGCATAACAACACTAAGGAGTATTATCATGCCAACTATTACCGGCGATTTGAAGCTTGTAACCCAAATTCCCGCGGGTGCCACTCATTTGCATATCCATGCCCCGCAAACCCGGGTTACCGGCAGCACAGTGATCCTCACTGACCCCGATATTATTCAGGTAAAACCTGACGGCACCTTCACTACCACTATTGAGCCTGGTGAAGCTATTTGCATCCCCGCCTATTCCGGTACCATGGGGCTCCCAATCCCTATTCTTGTGAAACCGGAAACCACAACCTTCGCCGAAGCCGTGCGAAACGCGGGGAATCTCACCGCCGACGAGCGTGATTCCGTCATCAACATGTACCACGAAATAGTGGCATCCCAACAAGCAGCAGCAGCCGCCGCCAGCCGCGCCGGGGCGAAAGCCACCGAAGCCGCCATTCACGCTCAAGCAGCGGCGAAATCCGCCACCGAAGCAGCCGCGGCTATCCCCCCGGCAACCGCCGCAACCCAAGGCAAAATCCGCCTAACAGGAGACCTCACCGGCGACGCCGATAATCCAAAAATTATTACCGCGGGCAACTCAGCGTGGAGCGTTAACGCCGAGCCGGGCTCTGTTAAAGAAGGATTCGTAAAAACCAAATCCGACGGCCAAATCCATATCCATCCCAGCCTGATTACCCAATCATGGCACGCGGCTAGCAAAGGCTACGTTGACAACCAGATAAACACCAGAGCCCCATCACAACACACACACCGCTTTCAGGAGCTGCAGGGCTTGCCGACCACATTCATTAATCCAAAAGTTACTGGATCGCTCAATTCTTTCATGGTCCGAGATGATAGCGGTCGGGCGGAGGTGAATGAGCCCACCACCGCGAAAGAGATAGCAAACAAACAATATGTTGATGGTGAGATAGCTAAGGTTGGTGGAAATCTCAGGAAGGAAATAATCTTCGGTAGCCAGGTATCTGTTTTTAAGGTGGGCAGGTGGGTTTTCATTAACGTGCGGGACGCTATGGGCGGCTATAAAGGCCAATTATCTATAGCTTTCCGCCCTATAGAGGACGTAGATTTCTTTCTCACAGTGCCTAATCGCCGCGGTTATCCTGGCTTCTGCAACGTTCTTACTAATGGCAAGGTCGAAATCAACTTCTCAGGCGAAACCAATAGCTCCGATCGTGGCTTCGGGTGCGCCACCTACCTAGCAGCAGAATAGAAAGGAAACAGCCATCATGTCATTGCAAGATCTTAAAACCAGTACCCAATCCCTCACCCCGGAGGAATGGGTGGAGTTCCTCGGCTGGTGTGTGGCTGAGGAGCGGCCGCGCCGGGAGATGCTACAAGCCCAGGAAGAAGCACGCACCCGGCTCATCATGCACCTGCGTGAACTAGGGGAAATCCCCGCCCCCGACGCACTGCGGGAACCACCCCGGCATGTAGGAGACGCTCCCGAGTGGCAGCACCCCAAGAGCGAACCACAAAACTGCTACATTCAGGGCGATATCATCCAGTATGAAGGCAACCTCTACCGAAGCGCATACCCGCATCTGAACTGTTCGACCCCCGGCGCTGATGGTAAATGGTTACGTATCGAGCCTGCGCCGGAGCCTGCCACACCACCGGAAGAATCCCAATAAACAAACCCCCCATCAAACCCTGGAACGCTCTATTGCTTGGGCGCGCCGGGGTTTTCGCATGGGCGCAATCTAAATGAAGAAGGAGAAAGTAATATGACTGTGATGCCTGTTGAAGCGGGCTTTTACGTGACCAGTGGTTTTGGACCGCGGGAGGGGGGTGAGTTCCACTACGGTACGGATTTCGGCCGTGATGGTGGTAGTGGTAACCACTTGGTTTTCGCTATCCGGCCGGGTACTGTGCAGTATGCTGGCCCCGCGTCGGGTTTCGGCGAGTGGGTGACGATTGACCATCCGGCTGATGTGGGCGGCGGCTATAGTGTGTACGGGCATGTGATCCCCGAGGTGGTGCCTGGCCAGTGGGTAGGGGAGGGGCAGCGGATTGCCCGCATCAACCCTAACCCCGCGACAAATGGGGGTTTTCCACCCCATTTGCATTTGGAGTTTCACCGATTTGTGTGGGCGCCGCCTGGCCCTGACCGTATCGACCCCATGAGTGTCCTTGCGGGCGCCCCTTACCCGGATAGTGGGGCAGTGGCGGCGGCCGCGTCCTTTGGTGATCCGCTGTTTGGCGTGGACGTGAGCGAACATCAGGATGGCATGAGCCTCCAGCAAGCAGCCCGTGAAGGTATTAGCTTCGCTATTATCCGTACCACGGATGGTACTTACCGGGATCGCTGCTACCGCAGCCACCTTGAGGATGCTGAAGCCGCAGGTATGCTCACCGCCGCCTACCACTACCTGCGGAACCCTTCCGAGGGCACCAGTATCCAGGAGCAGGTGGACGCCTCACTAGTGGTGATGGGGGACGCCATCCGGCCGATGTGGCTTGACGTTGAGACCGAGGCGGGGCTCTCGGTGGAGCACATCCGCACCGCTAAACAGTGCTTTGAGGCTGCTGGGGTGCGGGTGTGCGGCGTGTACTCCTACGTGCCCTACTGGGAGCGCAGGATCGCAGGTGGTGAGCCGGGCAGCGACGAATTCGGGGCTCTCTGGGTGGCGGCCTACGGGCAAAACCGTCAGGGTGACCCCAGTCTCATCTACCCCGGTAACGCGCACCCACAGTGGGACTATCCGCTGGGCAACCAAAAGCCCCGGATTTGGCAATACGGATCCAACGCTTTAGTGGCGGGCTTCGCTGTGGATATTAATGCCTTCCGCGGCACCCGCGATGAATTGCGCACAATTTTCTACGGGGGCGCTACGCCCCCAAACCAACCAACCAAGGAGGATTTTCTCATGGCACTAACCGACGCTGAACAGCGCGAGCTCCTGCATCTCACCCGAGACATCGCAACCCAACTCCAAGGCCCCCGGCAGGAAGACCTACCCGACGGACAGAAAAACCCGGCAGGTGGCCGCGGCTGGCCACAACTCGGAGCCACCCCCACCGGTCAATATCACACCCTGGTTGACGGGCTCAGCGAAACCCAAGCCGATGTGAAAGCCCTACTCGCCTGGGCCGCTGCTCAAAGCGGCACCACCATCGAGGCCATCAAAAACCACTACGCAACCACACAGGAAGGAAAATAATCATGTGGACTAAAATATTCTGGATCGACGCAGCAGACCGCGCCCTCCGCACCTTCGCCCAAGCCTTGCTCGCAACCATTACTGTTGGAGATGCTATCTACCACGTGGACTGGACAGCAGGCCTGGGCATCGCAGCTACCGCCGCAATCGCATCTCTGCTCACCTCCGTTGCCACATCGAAAGTCGGTGATGCCGGCACTGCCGCCATCATCACCCCAAACGCTCATACCAGCGGTGACCATGCAGCATGATTGACAACATCACCACCCTCATGAATGCGGTAGATGCGCTCATCCGCAGCCTTGACCCAGTGCTAGTAGCCGCAGTCATCGACGCGGCATCAGCATTATCCGCCTAAACAGATCGGAGGAAAACATGGGGCCCATGGACTTCATCAAAACCATATCTACCGTGGCCCCCACCAATCAGGGCTTCTGGGCAGCACTGTGGGGCTGGATCAGCCCCACAGAAGCCGTCACCCTGGCCATTATCGGCGCCGCCGGAACCTGGTACAAAATCTTTACCGACCGCAAAATGGCCGAACTACGGGCCGAGGTCGACTGGGCTAAGGCCGACGCCGAGAAAGATGCTGCCAAAGCCGCCGCCCTAGAGCGTAAAGCTGAGGCTATAGATAAAGCATCACAAGAGCTGAGGGAATGGCTTACCACCCGGGTGTCAGTGCTGGAAGCTAAGGTGGAAGAAATGCAGCACGAACGGGAGGCCTATCTTCGAGTAGCAGCCGCCTTCTTCGACGTTCTCGATGACTATCCTGACCCGCCCGGCCCGCCCAGAATATCCGCCCATGTTGCCAGCTACATCGGCTGGACAAACATCGACACCAAACCAAACACCTAA